CAACCTCACCATTAACTGAAACATAAATAATCGATCCTGCTTGTAAAGTCCTGAACAAAATCCCTGCAGAACCGTTGCCTTGATCAGTTGATCGTTCAAAAGTAATCGCATGTGGAAATATCTTATTATCTGATGGAGGAGTAACGGGAGGAGTAACTGGTACACTTCCTGGGAAATACTGAGTACAAAGTGCATTGCATTCATCAAGAGACTGTGGAATTGTTACAGCATTAACTGGTAAAGTCCAGAACAAAACTATAGCCAGAACCAACCTGAGCATCAGTCTACCTCCTCGATCTGGCCTTCAGGCTCGATAGGTTCGGCAATCTCTTCAGTGGGGGCGAGCGGCGGAGCAACGTCGGGGAAGGTGGGAGCGGCCGGCTGAGGCGCAAGCGGCGTCGTTGTGGTCGTGGTCTCAGTCGTCGTTACAGCCGGGATGAAGTTGGCCACTGCGTCTTTGATACCTCCAAGCGCAGCCATTGCACCCTCAGTCGCTGCCGAACCGCTGGCATCCTGAGTAGGTGTGTTAGCAGTCGTGAGCCCCTTGGCATCGGTCCTCATGGTGCCGTTTCCGCCGCCGGTGTTCTGGTTAAATGTGACCTCAGTCGGACTGTAATTTACCGAACAACTCGTCAACAGGCCAACAGCCAAGGCTACTCCCAAAAGTCTCTTCATCTCTTCCCCCATATTAAGTTGGTTTTCAATACCATTTATCCGCCCATCCTTTGCAATGCTCAAGCTCATGTTTCAGCAGAAACCCCGGCGCCCAGACCTCGCAGGATTGAACACCTCCTTTGCCGTCCGGCCTAACGTCGGCACAGGCCCAGATTCCACCAAGAAAGATAAGTGAAAAGATAGGCCGCTCCTTGAACATCACCCACTGACAAATTGCTGCAGACGCAGGCAGCGACAGCTTATGGATTTTCAAATCTGGAATATTTTGTAACTGTGTCTCATGTGTAAGTCCTGGAAATAACTTTCCTCCAGGCAGTGGTGCACATCCAATGAGTTGCGAAACAATAAGCAGGATAGCAATACTCCAGAGGATGCCTGATATGATCTTCTCAGAGAAGGTCACTTCGGCGTAACCTTAATAATCGTCGGTTTCGGTCCCCAGTCATTCAGCGTGTAAATCTCTGAGTGTGGGGACTCTCCACCATCAGCAAACGTTGCTGTCAACGTGAATGATGTGGTTTTCTTTATCAGCACCACATCACAGGAACCAATCCTGACAATAGCTGTTGCCCAAGTACATACTGCTGCGCCATCTTGATAGAGCTTAAAACCAGTGTGAGACATATCAGCAGGCGGCTCGTAGCCCCACTCAACGGTCAGATTGCGCTGCCAACCTGGAGCTGCAGAGACTGATATTGGAATCAGTAGCAATAAGATTGCAAGCAAAAGTTTTTTCATATCGTTTTCTCCTCAGAGCACTTCGTCACATTAGGAACCTCATTCCCCTCTTCACCAACAGTCGGCTGCCAGACTTCAGGAGCATCAGCGATAACATCTGCCAGTGTGAAGCCCATAAACTCAGGCACCATCACCGCTGCCCGCTTCTCAATCAACTCATAGCCAGTCAGGCCAAGTGATTCGTCATACTCGATAAGCTGCTTGATCTTTGGTTTCAACCGAACCTTCGGAGGCTTACCACCCTTGAGCATCGGGTTGAAGCAGATATCAGGGGTCAGCCGGTCCATGGTCAGCGGGCAGGTATCGAAAGATTCTCCATGCCCAGGGTGGTCATCTGCCGGGAAGAGATCTTTGTAGAAAATGATAAAGGTCAGACCGTAGGTCTTGCCTCCCCTGGTATAGGTTCCACAAGGGAAGGCATTCTCCCAGACTATACCAAAGAGTCTCTTGGGATCTGCTGGGTCTGGTATCTCGTAGTATGCACCGAATGATTCACCTCTATCGAGTATCATTCCACCACCTCGTCATCAATCGCCTTCAGCACTTCAGCCAGCTTCTTTGCCCCAAATTCGTAACCAGTGGAAGTTTCCCACCAGCTTTCGGCGGTATCTTCGGTGCCGTCAATCCCTGCAAGGATGTCCTTGATTTTCGCTTTCAGGTAATAGGCTTCGTGTCTGGTCATATCGCATACCCCTGCACTTTCAGCACTTCTGCCTCACTCGCAGATTTCCCCCAGAATTGAGTCTGCTGTATGCCAAATGGTATAACGCTATTCAGGCCGATACGTTCATGGGTAACGACATTCCAGTCTCCATCAGCACCGACCGCGACAGCGCTTCCCCATGTGATTGCAGTGAAAGTGTTCTTCGCGTAGCCAGTCCTGAATGTGGCCCCATCACATTGCACAACCGGGAGAAGTTCGTCAGTCCTTGCCCATCCGCCTGTAACCGTGACCTCTGCCGTATTGGTGCCGTCAGTACATTTCAACTTCCCACCAGAATCCGCGAAGATCAATCCGGCTGCAACGTCATTGACCGAGAGGATATTCGCCGGGGCCGTAACCTGTGCGCTGGATACTCCCATTTCTACCAATGCAGCAGCCGTAAACGCACCCCCGCTTAGGGCAGCGATCATAGCTGCAGACAGCGGTATCGCCAGTCCGTTGCCGCCGCTGGTGGATGCTGTGGAGGTTACTGAGGTGGTTGCGCCTGCGCCTGATGCTGCGTAGGGCATTTGGTAGGGGGAGGCTACGAGTTGGGGGTTGGAGATGGTTACTGTGCCTGTTGCAGCCCCGGACGTTCCCGCCCCAAATCTAAAACTGACTGTCCCTCCCGTGCCAGCAATGACCATTTTTACAGCCAACACCCTGCTCCCCGATGATGGCTTGTATCCAACCGTTTGCCCAACCCCATCAACATAATATGTGCTGGTCGCACCGCTCGGAAGCGGGACAGGATAGATGATATCTGCAACAGCTAAATTGCCATCACACACTGCGTCAACGGTATAAATATAGGTTGTATTGGCCAATACAGACAGACTTTGCCCAATCCCTTCACGAGCAACTGCGGCTGAAAACGTTAACAACGGTCCTGCAACGGTAAGGGTTCCGCCCGTGAGCACTACAGCCCAATTCGTCGGAGCAGCCCCCGGCGTACCCGACACAGCCCCCTCAAACTTGGAGTTCTGCAACAGGTTGCTATACGCAGGCTGTACCATCACCCCCCGCCCAGGATGATTGACAGGCCACGGAACCATATTTCCTGAAGCGTCTGGCTGGTTGCCTGCTACTGAGGTTTGGATCTGGGGGCCTACAGGACAGACGGTGGGGGTCTTGGCGTTCCAGAGAGAGAGTAGGCCGGGAATACCACCTTCGCTACCAGCTATCGCTCTCCGCGAATAACTCTTGAATATCGGCTTGAAAATACTCTTAGCGACACTCATCAGTCTACCAACTGAACACCGACTGCGTTAGCGGTTACGCCCTTGACAAATTGCAGGGTGATGGGACTATCGATCTTTAACGGAGGTGAGGTGGCGGTCATGGTTACTGCTACTCCAAATTCATCATAAAGAGCCAAAGCTACACCAGCTTCATCAAGTATATTTACTGCAATAGTCTCTGCCACAAGAACACCAGCAACTGTAACAGTCTTCGGAAGTGAATGAGCAGGAAAATAATGCCTGACAGTCATAGCCGCAGTTTGCTTAGGAATAATCATACTCATAATATTCTCCGCTATAATAATTGTTATTGGATTAACTTTTATATTAACACAAAACCTGTAATAATAAAGTTCCCCTTATTATTACAAGTTCTTTTTTAATATGCCCTGAGCACCATATAACTAAAGGCATGAACACTAGATGGATCAGCTGAACAAGTTACCGTCAAAGTATTAGCAGTTACAACAGCCTTCAAAATGCTATCCGTATCATTCGTAGTATTATAAATGACTATCGGAATATCTGTAGCAAGAGCACCAGTCACAGTAACCGCTTCAGCTGCTGCCCCACCAACCGTTTGATGTGTTCCTGCGTAAGCAATATAATGACTTGGTTTAAATGTTCCTCTCGGCCGAATAACAACATAATGTAAACTATGTGCCACAGCTGGATCAGCAGAACAGGTTACAGTAATTGTATTATTAGTACAAACTATATCACTAATAGTATCAGTGTCATCTGTTGCACCATAATTAACAAAAGCCATATCAGTAGCCAAAACACCAGCAACTGTAATAGCTTCTGCAGCAGCACCACCAACAGTAGTATGCGTTCCAGCAGCTACAATATCCCACTCAGGAACACATCTATTCCTTAACAATGCATAATCATAGCCATGTGCTGTACTAGGATCTGCACTACCAACAATAGTAATCGTACTATCAGTAGCTATTGCAGAAACTATCTGATCGTTATCATCAGAAACTTCATGATTAACAATAGCTATATCAGTAGAAAGAATCAGTCCACTTCGAGTAATTACTTCAGTTGTATCTCCACCGGCAGAAGTGACTGGGCCTTCAGCCAACTTTATGCCATAACCATAAGTTGGGCCAACAGGAACAAACAAGCACGATGCAGCAGTGCCCATATTTACCCATTGAGCTGCCTGACCAAGAGCTACATCAGTCTTAGTGAATGTACACCCTGGATTGTACCCAGCAGATCCAGATGCAGGAATCGTAGATCCAGAAGCCATTGACTTATTTCTGGAAGTATCACATGTAATACCATTCGGAAAATTTGTTACACCCATAATTTCCTCCACTGGGACACTTCTTATCTCAAAGAACTGCCTGAAAGATTTTAACTTTCATTTACCCACATTATTAAGACCGTTCTAAGCTCGTCACAAAGAACGGTCAGTTCTTATTTCAGTTTGGTCGTTCACTTATGAACGGTCAATTATGCAGCACCCGGACTTCCAAAAATTCCCCTTGGATCAGACCAACCAAAGCTTCCACGAAAAGTCGCTTTGAACTTTGCATTCTCAGTATCGAAGTCATTCTCAGTTCCAAACGCATCAGGCCTCCTTTCCATATACTTCAAACCGTCTGGACAGTTAGTTTTAATAAACCATGCATCACTATCAGTCAGGTAATGATTCACAGCGATGCCCTGAGGAAACTTCTTCGATGCTCGAATAGCATTGATATCATTATTCGCGCTGCCGGACTGTCCGATAGATTCGAGAATCCGCATAGCGTCAAACTCAAGAGCAGTCGGGATGATCAACTTCTGAGGCATAATCGCGATCTTGAGTCCACGATCAGTAGTGAATGCAGCGATGTCAATGCAAGCCTGCTCGAGGGCTGCTTCACTGAGGTCAGCCGCAGTAGAGAGCTCGTTCCTCCAGATACCGCCGGATTTATTCGGATGATCAGTAGCACAAAGCTCCTTACCATCACTATTAGTTCCCATAGTATAAGCAGCAGTAAACGCCCGATTAAGGATGTTTGCCCCAATAATCTCTTTGGTTTGCCGGATAGAAAAAGCAAGTGCATTTGCACGACGCAGCGCAACTGTAACAGCTATACCATCTTCGTACATTTCCCGAGTAATAATAAATCCAAGGCCGTACGTTACATGAGTGTAGCGACTAACAAATCCCTGCTCCTGCTCATCATACGCAATCCCAGCTCCCTCGGTTTTTACTGCTGCAAGACCGAAACCAGTTACGCCAGCTTCTTCTTCGAAAGCCTTTGTAGAGTTACCCTTTTCAAAAATATCCAAATACTCAATCGGATACTCTTTATATTTCTGCCCGAACCAAGTCTTGACCCCAGGCACCAGATCTTTTGCAAAATTACTAGTAGTAATAATACCCATTTGTAAGCTCCTTTAAATGATGATTAAATAGCAGAAGTTAATAAACAACTAATTAAACATCAGTTGAAATAGTAAGGCCCAGCTCATGCTCTCCGAAAAGAATTTCCCACTTGGCATAATTTCCAAGTTCATTATCTTCTCGATTAGCCAACCTCAAAAGTCTACAGTTACCACTGGTGTCGGTTGCAGTATCACTGGAATCAAGTTCCATAGCAGACTTACCAGTAGTCGTAGATCCAGAACCAACTATAAAGTTTGTAGAAAGCCCTACTTCAGTAGCAGCCAATGCAGCACCATCACTATCTTCCTGAACTTCAAAAATAACCTGAGGATCATCAACTACCAGACAATACATTGCAGTAGCAGCAGGCCGATATGAACGATTAGGAGTATCAGGATGAGTCATTACATACGGATTATCACCAAAAGCAATTACAACACCTCTCACTGCAGCACCAGCAGTAGCTTGGGCTACCGTAGGATACTTGCCGGTTGAATCTGCAGATCCAGCACTTTTAACTGCATCGCCAATAAAAGTTGCAGTATTATCAGTAGACGGAATGTAATAAACATTTGCCTGACCGTTCCAAGGAGACCCGTTCAAATGTTTGACCGGCTTAAAGCCGAAAGGAGTATCAAGATTTGCCATATTTTTTACCTCAACAAAGTTTAATTATTACGAAATAGTCACACTTCCAGACAAGCCATCTCTACCCTCGCCACGAGAGTTCCGCTTAATTTGGTTTTCTACCTCACTAATCTTGGCTTGTGATTCGGCTCGGTCTGCCTCATAAATCTCTTCTGGAATCTCCATTAGAACAGCCCTTTGATTGTTACCCACACTAGGGTTGGTGGCACTACCAATATTAGTCGGTCTGCCAATCTTTGAATCCCCAACAGGTGAACCATCATCAACAGTGTTCCATCCAGCGTCTTTAAACATCTGAAGGCGATCTCCAGTATCATTAACAAATCGGCGCACGAAACCGACCTTCTTCGGTGCAGTCAAGATATTCCTCGACCCTAAAGGTATTCTCTTACGCGGTTGCTCGCTTTTAATACTCTCTGTATTTTTTGCCTGTTCTGTCATAACATAATCCTCTTATTATTCTTGCATACTTGCAATATCTTTAATGTATTGTTCTTCGGTCATTATGCCTCCGCGAACAAATTGATTCATTATACTAATTTGGTCAGGTGTAAGATCAGCTTTGCTGAAAGAATTCGTAGCACCTTTATTGTTTGATCCTTTATCAACAGGAGAAACAGGTCCGATTGGCTTAACAGTCCCAGTAGTAGCAGGTGCTGCTGAAGTAGTTTTAGGAGCAAACTTTTCTGGAAAAACCTCCTGAACTTTCTGTCGTACTAATGCATAAATCCTCGGCAGTGGTGCTCCAACATAATTCTGCGCTACACTATCAGCGAACTGTGCCATTTCATTGTCTTCCAAGTACCATTGATTATCCTGAATCCAATCATCATAGACAGGATTTTCAACAGCACCAGCATCAGACTTGTTAGCACTTATTTTGGGGGCAGCAAGATCATTTTTCTTTGCTTCGATCTGTGCGTCCAGTTCTTCTACTTTATCAACATCAGCAAGTTCAATTGCAGACTTACGTTCCTTTTTAAGAGTTTCTATTTCAGCAGTTAGTTTCTTAACTTCAGTCTGATAGACTTTCTCATTGTGCTCTTTAAGTGCATTTACAGATGCCTGAACAGCACTAAGATTCTCCTTTAAGTCTTTATTATGCTTACTCATTGCCTTCTGAATGTCTTTCGACCTCAGAATGTACGTGACCGCATCAACTGCATCTTCACCTACATGATCAGCACGCCAGCCAAGTTGTGAAGCAAGTTCTTCTACAGAAGGAGCAATCTTGGTTTGATCAGAATCAGCATTACCATCAGTGGTTTTAGTTTGATTGGAAGATTGATCATCACCAGATTTAGCTACCACAACAGACTTGCTGATATCACCAGTTGTTTCTGTTGCTTCTGTAGAAGAACCATCAGTTGCTTCGGCTGCCATAATAATGTCTTGCACAAATTCTTCTGCCATAATAACACCTATTTAAAAGAGTAATCGAGCTAAAACATCATTGTCATTAATCAATACATAAGAGTCGTCATCTTTGCCAGGCATTGATACGCCGGCATATCGAGAGTAACTAATCTTATCGCCAACTTCTGCCCAGGCAACTCCGTCATCAAGGTCTTTCCAGGCAGTAGGTCCGATGGCAATCAAGGTTCCTACTGTAGCGGCTTGCTGTTCTTTTTCCCGAATTGTTTCAGGCAAATAGATTCCGCCCTTAGTCTTTTCTTCAACCTTCTCAGGAAGTACTAACAAGTGTCCGCCAGTCGGTAAGATGCCAGATTGATTAATATCCATAATGTGTTCGTCGCTCATAATTATTACCCTTTTAAATAATTGTTATTCTCAACAAATGTGTATGCTTAGTAACCACTACGCTCGTCAACGTCATTCTCTACAGAATCACCTTCAAAGGAAATATTCAATATTTGATCAAGCCCTTCAATATTTCCAACAATCCTATTTGTCATGCCATGAGTCTCATATGCATTTTTGCCAATAGTATTTCCATTACTTAACTTATTTTCCATAACCTTACGAACTTTTCTAAGTTCTGTAAGAATCTCTGTTGTGACTGCATTAGTTTTCCATTCTTGGAATTGTTCACTAGTTAGCATCGTAATGTCCTCAATTCTGATTAGCTTTCTCCAATTCTTTCTTCCTCTTAGTTGCAGCAGTTGTTACATTTCCAGCATAAAAAACATTCTTGTCTGAAGCATCATTCTTATTTTTACCCAAACCAAGTGCACGTAAAAAAGAAAACGTACCTTTCTTCTTCTTGTCTAATTCATCCATATTGTCTCCTTAACTATATTCACGTTCAATCGTACTTTCTTTTAATCCACCAGGTGCTTTGCCAAGACTTTGCTGAGATCGTCCAAGCTCAAGCTGTCCAGAGATTTGCTTATCTTTAAGAGCTAAATCTATAACCTCATTGTCCATATCTGCAATTGTCTTCTCTTGCTCGAGTTGCGCTTTTGGAATATTTTCTATAATTTGCTGTGTTTCTGCATTTAATTTAGCGACCTTCGCCTGAAGTTCTGCAAGCTCAGCTTGGAGTTTCTGCATAGCGAGTTGTTCAGCTGGATCAGGCTGGTCTTCTGCAGGAAAGAATCTCTCAACATCTTCGATATCAAGTGCAAGTAAATACTGTCGCAAGATTTCCTGGTCATTCAATCCTTGACCCCGCAACTCTAGCATGGCTTTAGCCTTGAGCAACCGCTGCATCATTGTGGTGCTGTTCGGATCACTAACTGGCACAACATCAAAGTCTGCACTAGAGAAGTCTGCCTGAACAATTGCATTACTATCATCGAGAACAGCCTTATAAGTCATCTGATCTAGATAAAGAGCATTCAGCCTCCGTAACTTTATGAACTCTTTATACTGGCTACGATAAAGTCTCTTATGGATGGCACTGTAGACTTGTAAGCCTTGTTCAATCAATGCAAGAACAGATTCAGCCGGAACATTCGCGCCTGGAGAATTACCAGCAAGAATCTCTGTCATGCCGGCAAGTTCTTTGCCACTCTCGATTAGCAGTCCGAGCAATTGGAAAAGAACATTACTTGGCTCACGTACTGGCATTGGGAAGATGTTCTTGCGAAGATCGTCGCCCGTTGCATCAACTGGCTTCCACTCTCCGGACTTAACCTGAATGGATTTGCCTCTACCCAGTTTAAGGCCTCTTCCCAGAAAACCGCTTTGTCGATTTGATAAAGTACCCGCATCCAGCAACTGATTAATAACTGTGTTTATGGCTGAGTTACTGCTCATCAAAAGTGAGCCAAACCCCATGCCATAAAAGCCACCATCAATCGCAGGCATGAAAATAAAGCGAGTAAAATACTGTTCAGGAATTATTTTAACAATCGGTCCGTCTGGATCAGTTATTCCGCTTTCATCAGACTTGCGAATAATTCCATCCGTGGCAAACCGAGGAGAAATCCTTACTAACTTCTGTGATTGTTCATGAACAGTTACTACATAAGGCTCTTGATAACCATCCCCATCCAGGTCATACCACCGATGTTGCTCAAGGAACAAATGTGGAGTATCTTCATCTACATCGGCAGTCTTATCGCTAGTTGCTTGACCAAGCTCGGCTACATCAAACTTGATAAAGATTCCAGAATTAATTCGCTCAACAATTTCATTATGATACAAATAGATTCTATGTGTAACTCGTGGAGCCCGTTCCAGTGATTCAGCAAAATAATTTACAACCAAATCATCAGCAAAGACTATCTGAGATACGGACTTCCGCTCAATTGAATCGAAGTAACTCTTTTTGAACACACAACCGATTGCTGGCAACGTAAAAAGTAGCTGATCAACTCCTTCTTCCCAGTCTTCCATTAGCGATAGAAGCTGGAAAGACATAAACTGAGAAATGCGGTTGGCTTTGTCGAACTTACGGTTGTCTGGATCAGTCCCTATTACCTTGCCTTTGACAACCTCGTTACCTTTGATCAGTTCAGGATATGCTCTAGCAGCAAACTGGATACAAGCATTAATTATTAATGGATACTTAACATTGGCAACAACTTCGCCTGCGTAGACTTTCTTCTTTACGAGCAACTTAGCAAGATCGATGATCTGCACATTGAGTGCTTCCCATTCAGTGCGGCTAGCTAGATCAAGCTTATATCCCTCAAGTACTTTGGTTGTAATATCTGCTAAGGTTTCCTTATTTTGTTTGTCTGCCAAGTTTGTGATAAGTACAACTGCTTCAGCTCGGAGAGCTTCTTTTTCAACAAGAGCAGTTGTAATAGGATCAACTTGAACGGGAGCAATTATATCTTCAATTGGTTCTTCAGTTGCCCAAAAGGGAACTTGGCCACTTAGGCTGGCTTGTTCAGTGTCTGGCAAGTTTGTGCCCGTATTCAAGGTTGAGTTGGTTCGTGTAGGCAGCTTCGCTGCTTGGCCAGCTATAATTGCATTAGCCATCGGAGTCGCTGGATTGCCTGGATCAACAAGTTCCTCTACAGGAAATTCAAAACCATTATTAGCCATTAGCTCTTTCCTGAAGATTAAGTTGTATGCTTATTATATAGTAATAGCAAGTAGCGTGAAGATACAGGTAGAGTGAATATACGTGTAGGCGACTTCGTCGCTTGCAACACTTTACCTACTTAAGTTATTAATAACCTGTAACTAGACTTGTATCTTGCTGGTTGTATATTTCTGATGCCTCATAAGCCTGAAACTCCCAATAGGGCTTGGCGATTGCTCGCTTAAGTCCAGACATAATCAAGTACCTGGTGCAGTCCATAAGATGGTCCTTGTCTTTAACAATCTGACCGTTCTCATCCCGTCGATAAATACGAAACTCACTAAACCAATTAACCAGCGAACCAAATACTTTTAGTCTGTTAGTACTCAGCATTTGCCACACAGCATACAGGCCAGCTTCAACAGATTTGTTGGCATTCTCAAGGTCAAGACCTAAACCTAGGTATTGTTCAAAAAGTTGCTTTCCGTCATCTTGACTGCGGCCATGTGCAGCTGAATCAACCACACCAGGAATCCATGTTCCACGAGCCTTAATGGCATCTGCATGGATCAGTGGCAACTGTTGTCCCTGGTAATATTCAGAATACAGATAAGTTATGTTACTAGTCGGATCTGTGGCTGCCCAAACAGTGGCAGTCTTCTTCCAGCCAACATCCAACGCATAACAGCGAAGCCAATGATCGGGAATAGCAAAATCAGCGACAGTGATATTAGATTCGAGGATTGGATAAATTGCACCAGCCCCAAGTTGTGGAACACCCTTCGACCTAGCGTCTCGTTGGTGAGGTGGAAGGGCTGCCCAGAGTTTATCTTTCTGTTCTTTGGTGAGGTGTGGAGCATCATCCCATGTCGCCTGGATTAGGAATTTGCTACCTTCTTGATTATCCTCAATCTTTCCATTCGGCATAAACTGAAGAACAGTGTCAGTTAAGCCTTCAAGAGGAGTGAATGTAAGCATAATCAAACCATTTGTCGTCATGGTCCGAGTTATACATTCAGTATAGATTGGCAATGGACATTCTTCGTCCAGCCAGATCAGGTCTTGCTCAGTTCCTTCAAAAGACTTGCGCCCTTCAGCATAAGACTTGATCTTAATACGAGATATGCCACCAGAAATATGCTTGACCAAGATCATGTCGATGGCATTAGCTACTCCGCCGGCTTTCGGACTAGTTTTGATTATATATTTTTCGGGGATAAGGCCAGTACCGTACTCTTCAGGATTGCCGATCAGCTTATACTGAACGATATCTCTGGCAGTTGTACTGGTCGTACCACATGCCCAAATAGAAACTGGTTTGGTAAATCTCTTGCCAGCCCACCAAGCAGGATATCTGCCGGTTGCATGAAGAGTTGTTTCGTATGCACCAATACCTTCGCTTTTGCCTATGCGATTTGCGGCCATGATGCAACGCTCAGAAAAGTCTGCTCCGGCTGCAAAAAATGCCATGTGCTTAGGATAGTTATTTCGACTCAGCTCGCCGTCATCTGGATAATATTGTGCAATCTTGTTTTGCTTGATCCGGATGTTTTTGGCTTGCAATAGTTTGAGGTATTGCTCTTTGCGGTCTCTATCAAGGTGGGAAAGATCCATCATTATGACCTTTTAATATTGTGAAAGGGGTCAAATGATAAATCTTCTAAAATTGAAGTGTCTTCCATCAGAATGGGTTCTTCAAAATCTTCATCAGGAATAAAGAGTCCTTCTTGTTCTTCAGTACAGAATAAATCTTCCAGAGATAAATCATCCTCGTTAGCAGGCGTCGTGACAACAGCATGATCTGAGGTAAGAGGAATGGTCGTAAAGGATAGGTTTTGTCGTAAGGACTTTTTAATCTCTGGAAGATTTTTACCCCCTGTGCGATTGATAGCTTCTTCTATGGCTGCTATTTCAGCATCGAGTTCTTCGTCAGTTTTGGTTTGCAGCGTCATGTCAATGTTCAACCGATCGGGAGCCTTATATCCATTGCGATCGAGAACATCTTTGGCTGCATTAAATTGTACGGAGGCTGGTACAGCTTTGCGTGAACCAGAATTGAGAAGGTGCTCAAAGGTTGCAAGTGCTTCTTTGTTGAGGCTGACTAGCTTTTTGCGAACGTCCAAAGTTGCTTCGTGAGCCCTGTCTTGAAGGCCATTCAAGTAGGCTTGCCCTAACGGTGAACGCAGAATTGTCGATACAGAGGATTGTGCCATACCAAGACGCTCAGCGATCTCCTGATTTTTGTACCCGTTAAAGGCCATCTGGATAATGTTGCGGTGCTGGCTTTTCAGTTCTTTAAGCATGACAAGTGATAAATAGCTCTACTGGATTAATAGGTTAAATGGATGTTGTGAACCTTTTGGAATTGTCTTATTTTACGTTGACATATTATAGTGAAAAGGTCAATATTAAAATGCATAAGGCCTTAATTTTCCTGCTTTTTCCATAATGACGGCAATCATATTGAGCCTCCTATAATATGTAAGGACTGCCAAGTTAATTCTGGCTACAGTTCGGCTAATTATACTAAGATGACTGGTTGGCTAGTTATGATTGTTCCCGATTAGTTGATGGCTGGCCTGGCTGTTCATAAGTGAACACGGTATGTATATGTACCAATTGACGGCAATGAGAAGTTGCTTGTTTCCGCAACTCTATATAGAAACCCTAATCCACTACAGTAGGATCGAGGCATCCACATACAGGCAGGTTACACACAATAATAATTGTTCCCGCGACATACGTCGCAACCACACAAGAGATGCACCAGGCAAGCAGATAAATCCTGGCAAACTGTGGAACATTTCAACAGATAGAATATTTTAATATGATGGGCCTGGCAACCTTGACAGCCTTCAAGCAAGTTACACTAGGCTATATTGCAAATGACCAGACAAGTTGTACCAAGCAGACTGGGGGGCAAAATAACTCTTGACAACCTGGACATGATGGGCTATTGTAATTGGGAAAGGACAATTAATTAGAAAATGAAACAAGGTGGAAAATAACTCTTGACAATCCTTTCCACAGTTGATATACAGTAATTAACAGGCTGAGAAAAGGTCTCAGTCATAAGGAGTTAAACCCATCATAAAGGAGTTTTATCATGGCAAAGTCAATATTTGTAACACTGGATACGTTGAAAACAGAGACTTCAGTCCCGGCAGTTGGTATCATGGTAAGCCATACATTGCCCCGGTCAATCTTTCCGACCTCTGAACAATTCAGCGATGAAGAAAAGTTGGTTGCATGGGCAAAGGAAAGCGGATGTCTGCATGCATGTTTGCAGAAAGGAGTACAGGCAAAGTTGATTGATGCACGAGCAACCTTCAAAGCCACAAAGAAAGGTGCTGAATGGTCAGCTGCGCTTGGACAAGAGAACGTGGACAAGATGAAATGGGAAGCTGCTGAACGTCCGGCAAGTGCCAAGAGTGACGAGCAAAAAGCCATTGAAGCTATGGCCAAACTTAGCCCGGAACAACTTGCGTCAATCATTGCAGGGATGCAAGCAAACAATTAACAACCAAACAATTAACAACCATCTAACTCGGGCATAGTCCATAAGATTGTGCCCGAGCCATGAGGTGCAAGCATGAAATATTCAAAACGATTCATAAGTTTCTTTAATCGAAAATCCGCGCCATACTTGCCTGAATGGGTTATCGAAGCATGGTATGTGCAATTTAATAATGTTGACTTCCACCTGGGGGAATGTATGAAAATAGATAAACTTGCAAAGGACGTAACCTACGGAATTAGTTTTGCAAAGGCAATTAAGCTAACTTCAGATCGTGAGGAAATGAAAGTTGTTCGCTGCATATTATGCCAGGACTGTCATAATGTTAGCAGAGTGTTGAAATACCTTGGCCTAATGCCTGAACGTTACAACAAGGCTATTCAAACTGGCATCTGCATTGAGCTGTCACGATAATAAAAAAGCCTAACAACCTGTTATCAGTCTAGCCCGATTAGGTTCCTGTAACCTTTTCGGGCTTTTCTTATTGCTAATGCCTAACAGACTGTAAAATTGCCTAACAGACTGTATTGAATGACTAGTGATTAGATGGTGGTTGTATGGTCGTTCGATGGTCGTTCGATGGTGAACAAGAATAACGCGACCACACGTAACCACATGGTGCCACACGTAACCACACGTAACCACATGGACACAGAAAACAGGCACCAAGTGTAACCATATTGGCACCACAAGTAACCAAAAGGCACCGGATGGGCACACATAATTGGCACTACCTGGCACCACATTGGCATTGCTTGGCACCATATGGGCACAGAAGCTCTAGAAAAAGGTAATCATTTCAAAGAGTTACAAACCTGTGTGTCCAAACGTGGTCAATAGTGTCCAACCGTACACCACCCCCTGTGTCGTGAGTGGGAGAGGGGGTCTGTTTTAGTATTTAATTTTTTTTTTAAATACTTAAATAGAATGGTCGGGGGGAGGTGTACGCACGGACTCTTTTGGCACCAACCGTACACAGCCCTAAAATTCCCCAACAATATCAACCACTTACACAAGCATCCTGTCACCAACCGTCACCAAAACATTACCACCAATCACCAAAAACGGCACCACCAGGCACCAAACCCTTGACAAATGGCACCAACCCGTGTTAAACCGTCACCAAACCGTCACCAAACCGTACCAACCGGACACAAAACGCCCGGTAACAACAAACCTCAACCAACGGAGCAACCATTATGTCAAGCCCACACATGTCATTTCGCCTAAATCATTACCAACTAGCCAAAGCATTAAGAATCCTTGTAACCTTAGAACCCAACCAACCAATAGCATCGCTATCCCAGGCAGCAAAATTAATAATCATTGACTGGATATCAAAGCACTCCATCCATACATCATTAGAATGCGCTCAAGCAGACATAAACGCAATCAAGTTAATCAATACACTGCAGGTAGACCAAATAGACCCATACACAACCATACAAAACATTATGGCACAAGCAAAAGCTCAACAACCATTCCAGGCACAACAATCATTACAGATAAAAGCCCAGGCACAGAAATCAGCCCAACAAATACAAAGAGATATTGAAGATACCAGACTCTTTGAACAGCTCAGACGTGAACATGCATTAAAAGAAGCACAAGAATTAAAAGATAAAGAGCTTGATACACAAATAGAGCTATCTTTGCAAACAAGAAAACCACTTCCCAAACCGTCAGAATTCCATGATCCAAACATCACCGAGTCAGAAATATCAACTATAACTGACTTCAGCCCACCGAAAGATTGGATTGACAGCGAGGAGTAAACACAACAAATGAACGGGCATAACGTGGTGGAATTACACAGTTTTTACGTTATGCCCCCCGCTTAGCCACCACAACGGCCGCCACGCCACGTTCCCGACCGTCCATGCCACCATACCCACCGTCCCGTTACGGCCTGTCACGGCCATCCTACGCCCTTCTAGCCCCCTATTTCGCCCGGCCACCATACTATATACACGCCACCAACCAACTACCACAACGTAGCACAACGGCTTCGCCGTAAACCACCTACGTGTTTTTTGTTGACAAACCCACGTGTATACGGTACAATAACACATACTACAGCCATACTACAGCCATAGAGGAAATCAAAGCAATTGCAAGCGCTCTTCCAACAGACCAAGCGCGCGAAACAGTAGTACTATTTTTATTTTCAATAGGTTTTACAGCAGAACAGGCTCAACAGATTATCAATAACGATACAGTTTTAAAGAATATCTTTACAAATTAATCCGGGAGTTATCATGAAACCTTCCGAAGCAAACTATTATCTTGTAACCTCCAATGCTAGAGCCACAATCAGCAAAGGAACGGTTCTTATTAATTATACAACTAAGAAGCCATTTCCATGTAATTTCTGTCACCAACTAACTTTACGAATTTGCCTAGATACCAGAATCAAAGATAACAATCTCAACCTAATTAATTGCTGCAAAGAATGCCAAAAGATTCAAAATGGTGCTAAAGAAACCATTACTATCAGTACAGTCTGTAAGAAAGATGACGAAGTTGTTAAGGAATCTAAAATATGAACACAACATTCTATTATGCCCTTGCCCCAAGTGAGCTGTTCCACCTGCAAGAGCAATGCACAATTTGGATGCCTGAAACCCAGCCGCTTAATCAATCAATTTGGGAACCTAGCCAGATCATTGCCACCTGAGACCTTAGTTACTTGTTCCAAATTGCAGAAATGCTCCAGATTGGAGCCATTACACCTAGTGAAGTCATTTGGATTGAGATCAAGCACAAAACAGCGACAGGTTACATATTTAGAAACGATGGCAAGATTGCAAACTTCTTTCGCATAATCTAACTTATGGAGATTATTATGGAAACTCGATATGACTCTTATTATGAAAAAGAAATTCCTTATAAAATGTCTTTAGAAGAATTATTATCTATTGAGTATAAACGTGAAGAAGATATTTTAGCTTATTTTAGATATATTGGCATTGATAATGTAAGAGTTATTTTACCAGCAACACCACAAGCCAGTATTCATAAAACCCCTTTTTTTTGGAATTGCTATGTGTTCTAGTAATAAAACTGCTACTCTTTGTAGAATGATTAATAATAAAAATGATTTATATAATCCATTAATAGAGAAAGAAAATACTATTCATCCAGGACATTGGTATCATGTCTATAAAATTGAATTTACTCCTATAGAGTATGAAGGAGTAATTGAAAGGTTTTATTTTTCTGCTTTCTGTTCATTACTAAAATCAGATAAGGCTAAAATTGTCTAACCAATCCAAGCAACGGAGTTGCCCGCTTTTAACCACCAGCCAATCAAGGAGAACAAAGCATGAATAAGCAAAGCTACCAAATTCAGTCTGATTATTTCTGTAAATGTGGAAAACCAATTAAAATGAACCTCTTTAGTAAGAAAATAGCAAAGACCTTCTTTGCTACAGGTGTCACAGAATCTCAATCGGAAAGCCAGCCCAACATGTACCACGAAGAAAAAGGCTTGATGCAGGACTGCCAGTGCATAACTAAATTGCCTGCCTAATCACCAGGGCAAAGACTTTGCAATATTGAGCTTTGCCCCCCCCCTGGTTATGAGTTAGTCAATTTAATAACCTTAGATATGACCAAATGTTTAGTTTCGCTGTTCATCCTTGAACAACCATTACAACAATTTACACTAAGGGGAGAATGTTATAATTATGAAAGGCAAAACGATTCGTTTCTACAACAGATTTGGAACCCATATGGGCTGGAAATACCTTGCCAATGTGACATACTTTGAACTGCTTAACTGGCTCAAGGCAGGCAACACATTAAGATTTCAGAAACAAATCCTGACTAAGGACTCTCACAGTAATGAAATCTTCAAAATCTTGCGGAGATCATAATGACAATGACATCAGAAGAGATTATGTCTTTCCAAGGGCACGAGTTTACCTACGTGTTCGAAGATAACGATACAATGTCAGCATATGTTAAGAAAATAGACTTAGAAAAAGAACTATTATCTTTCTGGAGCTTTTCACTAGTTACAGATAGCGGATATGAGTTTGAACCACTAGATGATGAAGAAAAAATTGAGGGTGCTTGTTGTTTAGGTTATTCAAATACATTAGATAAAATTATTGAATTTATTACAGAAATAAAAACTATTAGAAAACATTTATCTAAACAAACAGGAATTTATTTTGACGGATGTCCATTCTAAGGAGCTTAGACATGAAAAAACTCTGTCCAATTTGCAACACCCTCAATGAAGCAATCGGCTTCAACTTAACTGAAAAAGAAATTCATAACATTCGTAAGATTGGTTTGTCCGAACAGCTTTGCAAGACCTGTTACCAGAAAGAACTTGCAACCAGGCTAGAATCTACCAAAGCTACTTTAATTCCGCTGAACAAAGAAAAAGAAATTACTCAGACTGCATACCATAAAGCCTATGAAGCATGGAAAGAAGTAGCCAGCATTTATCAAGCTATCGATTACAATCTCAACATGAATAAACATGCAATCAAAATGAAAGAATCAACCAAGATAAGAGTGCCAAAAACTAGTGAACCAGTCAACATTGAGCTTCTTTGCCAGCAGATTCTTTCTACCCTAAGTAAAGAACAACAACAGGCTATTATTCAAACCTTTAAAGCAACTCAAACCATAGGATAACTAAAATGACTAAAATAGACCAACTATTTATTAGAGCATGCAAAAGTAAAGATCCTTATAAAAGACTTAAATCTATTCGTCGTCGTTTCTATATTCGCCTTAATGATGATGACAAATATATTACAATGAAATTGGCTGAAATATGTGATACATACATTCCAGTTAAATCCATTAAAATATTTGAGGACCTTACTCATCCATTTGTAATGCGTAATGCCACTATTCAAGAGAAGTTATTTCGTCTTTTCTTGAATAATATTAGATTTGCTGAAATAACTGCATTTCCTGGCATGATACCGCCTGCGATGTTTAGAAAAGTTAAAGATTAAATATTTTCCAATTAATAGGAACCATTACAATGTCAAGCCCAATCATTACATTCCGCTTCACAACCTATCAACTTGCTCGTGGCCTGCAAATTGTCCGCAGCCTGGAGCCGAACTTCCAACTTACTAGTCTTAGCCAACTAGTCAAGATCATCTATACTGATTACCTGGCAAAAATGACCCTTAGCCAAACAGATGAAGTAAATCCAGACATTATGCAAGAAACCCAAGTTTTTATCTTAAATCCCAGAAAGAGAGAAATCAACTTGATATCATTGGCTGATGAGGAAAACTTCACTCATCAGGAGGTATAATATGAAAAGAATACACGTAAACAATATTGTTATATGTAAAACATATTATGCAGTATGTGTGGGTTCAATATCAGCAATACAATTTGAAGAGATAATGATACCTAAAGATACAGTACATAATTTCAGAACAAATTTTACTTATGCCTGGTACTTGTCTGATATTGGTATTGAATATGAAAATGAATCATATATAAACAATCTTAATCGAGTATTTGATACGGAAGAAGAAGCTAAGAATTGGATAAGCACTGAAGAGTATAAACAAGATTTAGAACGCCATTGGAATGTGTGTTCTTTTGGTAAATAACATCAGTCAATTAATAAAGGAACCAACTATGAGTAAAGCCCGCGTAGTTTCAACCCGAATGACTATTGAAGATCTTGCCAAAGCTCGTGATGGCCTACTTGCTAAAGGCATAGACCCAGCTGAATTAACAACTAGTCAAATTATCAAACTTACTTTTTATTATGGAATCATTTATCTCTGCCAAGATCCAAAATCTTCACCGAGTCAAGAATCCATAGACTTTGTAAGGCAGAAATTCAGCAAGACAAAAGTAACCAGGAGAATGCTCTTAACTGATCTGGAATAATAATCTTGCAAGATTTTAAAGAACTCACAACCAAAGGAGACATAAAAATGATAACAAGAGATAATATGAAAACAATGCTTGGAGTTGAATTTGATTACATTGACAGGAATGGAAGTATAACAAAGGCTTTTGTAAAAGTAGTTGATCCACAGAAAGGTATATCTTTATTTTCATTATCTGACAGAACAGAAGATGGTTTTTGTCCAAGAGATGAAGGATTTAAAACTGAACAAGATGGTACTTGGTGCTTAGCATCTTTAGACTTCTCAGTAGAAAGGGAACTTGAAATTGCTTTAATGGATTTAAATGAAATTAATTCTACAGGAAAATTAGCCCCATTTAAAAGAGTAGAATCAGATTATGATGGCAGTAATAATATAAATTGTATTTTTAGTTAGGAGTACTCATAATAAAGGACCAAAAACAATGAAATTAATATTCAAACTTCTTACAGCCCTTATCATCTTAATCCTATTCGGCATTGCAGGAGAAATGGATTATCAACATACCATCTCGCAACAAGAACCAGTAGTTCAATATTAAAAGGAGCACTATTATGTGGGACTTCACTAAGAATGCGCAATATTCTTTTCGTACTTTTTATATCCCTGAACGTATGATGTATGGATTGGAGCGTTATATTGAGGGGCACATTAAACCAGGAGGTTTTCTCTCAGCAGTTCTTAAAAATGATCTTCGCGGCGCTATTAACCATGCAGATAACGAAAACATTCAAAAGCTGCCAGCATACATAGAATTTTTATATAATGAAGCACCAAGCTTATGTTGTGGGAAGTGAAAAGAAGTTTAACGACTGGTTAAATAATAAATAATCACCATGAAAAAACTCCCACACTATAAGACACCAACTAACTTTCTTTGTCCAGCCTGCAATCATCCCTGTCGCATAATTGCCTTAGACGATTCATTCAGTTATTCTGGCACTCATTGCACTTATGGCCAAGCTGGCATTCACTATCCATCTGATTATGGCTCACCTGTAACTGATTGCTGCGAGGCAGACGTTCCAGATGCTGAGATGGATGAACCAGATTATTATGATTATGGAGATTAAGTTATGGTAATGAAATATAAAGGCAAGACTCTTACCACCGAACAAGAGTCGCATGTCAATACCATTCTTGATGGAAACAATTATGCCATCCAAGCACCTCCTGGCAGTGGCAAAACATTCTTACTCCTCGCTATGGCGCGCAAAATGTCAGGATACGGATTATCAATTTCATTCAACAAACTTCTCGCTCAAGAAGCTGCAACCAAGTTTTCTAGCAACATAATGTGCAAAACTGGCCATGCCTTAGCATACGGTGCAATTGGTTACAAATATAAGAAGAAGCTCAGCAAACTGACAGGCAAACAACTAGCTGATACTTTCGACATTGGAGAATGGCAGTTATATAACAGTCCAGCCAACAAAGGATACCTCATTCTAAATACGATCCGCAAGTACTGTTATTCTAGCGATGAAGTTATTCAATACAAACATTTGCCAAGATTAACAATTCTTCAGGATGCAGACCTGGATATTATGCGTGAAGATTTGGTTCACCATGCCAATCTTGTATTTAATGAAATGGCTGATGTTAATAAGCATATGCCAATAACTCATGATGTTTATCTCAAAATCTGGGCATTAACAAACCCAATCATTAACAAAGACTTTATCTTCTTTGACGAATATCAAGATAGCAACCCAGTTATTGCACAAGTAATCAAGAATCAAAGTTGTCAAAAGATCTTCGTTGGAGACTGTTTCCAGCAAATCTACAGTTGGAGAGGTGCAGTCAATGCCTTGCAAGACGAGAATTTGGCAAAGCTATACATTACTAGAAGTTTCCGATTCGGTGAAAACATAGCCAATATGGCAAACACTATAATCACAGGCTATTATCCATATCAGTTTGCTTATGTGCCATTTCATGGCAACGACGATGTTGTTTCTTCTATCCATTACGAGCCCCTTCCAGCTGTGGATGCCATTCTCTGTCGAACAAACAAAGGAATTATTGCAGAAACAATCGAAGCTCTTGATAAGAATCTTTCTGTCCACATCCTGGGAGGTACTCAACAACTTACATATCTTATCAACTCTATAATTCAGCTCAAACTCCAGGGATATTCAAATCATCCAGACTTATTCCTTTTTAAGAACTTTGTCGATCTAGTCGAGTATGCTAATTCTCCAATGGGCGGAGATATTAAGCCAATCCTAAAATTAATCGAACTCTATGGCAGGGAACGCTTATTAAGTATTCTAGAGTCAACTGTGGAAGATCCAAACGAAGCCGACGTAACCATAACTACGGCCCATAAAGCAAAAGGTCTGGAGTATCCTAGAGTGAGGCTAGCTAACGATTTCAAGGTTCCCAGCGATCAGGGCAACCCTACTACTGAAGAAACCAACATATTGTATGTAGCCGCATCCAGGGCACTTCATCAACTCGATGTAAGCAAGTGTGAAGCTTGCTGGCCACACACATTTGACAAGGCTCGAAAGGTTGCCTATGAACAATGGCAAGTAGATCAAATGAGTAGAAAAGACATTAATACTATGTTTAAAGAAGTTGTTAGTAAGCATATCAATGATCTTGAAAATGATGTTAAGTTTTAAGTAGACTAATTATGGATCATAAAATGTTAGCAAAAGTTCTTATGAAACAAGCAAAAATTTTTGCTCTTTATGCAGAACTTGAAGGCATGAAAGCTACTAACTTATCTCGTATATCAATAGGTGCAGCTATTGCATATCCTGGAAAAGAATTTACACGTATAGCAAATGATCTTAATGGTCTTTCTAGCGACCTTTTTGATCTGTCATATTAAAGGAGCCTAACCTATGAACAAACGACAACTAAAGAAAATAATCACCCTATATCGAGAAGGCTTATCTTGTGAAATCTGCATAGCTGTTATTGTGGATTTAATGAAGGGAAAAACTCCATTAGAAATAGGAACTGCAATTCATTCTTTTTATGAATTAATATTTGACCTTGATGTAAAGAAAAGTTAAATTAAAGCATAAATAACTAAAAAGGAGATTATAATGAAAGTAACAGTAGAATTAGATTTTTATGATGTACAAGAAAACGGATTTGAAACAGCTATTGAAAATGCTATTATTTATAAATTAACATCTGATTTTGAAAAACGCGCAGAAGCATTTATTTCTGATAAAATTAATATAATGCTTCAATCAGCAGTTGAAGTTACTATTGAAAATAAAATGCGAAATCTTTTAAATGAAGATGTTGTAATCACTGATAAGTGGGGAAAGAAAATATTTGTTGGAAGTCCTGAAGATTATATTAAAAAGCAAATGGATGAAAAATTATTATCTCCTGTAGATAATTCTGGTAAAAAACTTTCAGGATGTACATCTTCAGGTCAAACTTGGCTAGAATGGAATATTGAAAAGGCAATAGAATCTACTATAAAAACACTAACTTCTGAAACTAGAAGTAGTGCCTTAAAAGAATATACAAAACTTTGTAATGATATTCTTGAAGAAATTAAAATGAGTTCAACTCATGATGCTTTATCGAAAGTTATGAAAGATATTGTTAATCAAAAGTAAAAATTTTTATAACGGAGCCAATTGTGAGCAAACGCAAATTCTTGCCAGAACTCTTCGGAATGAATCTTTACCAGACTGGTCGCAACGAAACTTTTTATGCCTGGAATCATAAACATGCCATTAATAAAAGGCCAAACGAATTGATTTATTTTATTACAGATGTTGGGAAAAGAATATTAATTATTAATAAATAATTTAAATTAAAAGGGGCACTTAAATGTTTGAAGGAAAGAGAATTAAATACATTAGTCCAAGTGGTAATTCATATGATGCTATGGTTGTTTCTTGTGTAAAAGATATAGGAATAACATTAGTAAATGCCGATACTTCTTCACAATATCTTTGGTGTTTACAGAAGCTAGAAAGGGTATAATAAATGGTATTGTAGATAGAACTCTTGAAAAGATAGGAGGATTTGCTTCTTCTGAGTCTTGTCTATTTGGACAATAAGGATACAAATATGATCATTAATAATAAAATAATAATAGGTATTGGTATACTTTTTAGTGCTATTATAATATTTTTTGCTTTTAAAGCTGACTTAGAAAAGAATAAAAGAATAGCTGAACTGAAAGAAAGGGCAAACTTAGTGCCAGTCGTAACTGTTGACGCACTAGGCATTTGTAAAGTAACGCAAGGAGGCAAAACTTACATGCTGATTGATGTTACTAATGAAACGAAAGCACTTGATGAGGTTAAACAAACTATTAGTACGGAGAAATAATGTGCGAAAGATTACTCGAATACTTCATACTCTTCTTACTCGCCTGTGTAACCTTAATTCTTTTTTTACGCGAAAAAGTAAAAGCTCTTATGATCAGGATAGAAAAATAATGCGAATAGCTAGACTACATATTTGGAGGGTAAAATGAATACTGTAAAAAATACTTTAATCTTTCTAGCATCTTTTATAATCGTAGGATTATTTGTCCTTCTTATTGATCAATTGTACCCCACACCTCCGATTGATCAAGCAGCTTTTCAACCTTATTCTAATAGAAATGTTATTACAAGTTTGGATAAATAACTTGGATTTACCTATAAATTGAGTAAGTATTTAAGGATTTTATGAAATAGTAAAAAGGCTAAAAAAGTGAAAAGAGTGCTTGACAAGGGCGATTTTTTCTGTTATTGTGGTCGAATAATACCGGATTTTACCGGAAAGCACCAAGGGACGTAAAAAGCCGTTTTCAAGTCGGGCATGTCGCCCATTCTACAAACCCACTAATTAGGAGAATCAAAAATGAGCATGATCAAAGTAGTTAGCAACCAGGCATCTCGTGAAATCACCGTAACTGAGCCGGCAGTATTGAACCTCGGAACTATCGAAGAAATGGTACAGGCGCTCGGTGAGGATCTTACCGTGAACATGATCAAGAACCAGCTGAAGGTTTCTTTCCGCGCAGTTATTCGGCGCAAACTGGAAGAAAAAGATGACAATAACGAGTTCAGCAATACTGACGAAGCCATCACAGCTGAAGACTTCAGCGACTGGAAGCCGACTCTTCGCATTACTAAGACTCCCGAGGAGAAAGCTCTGGAAGCTCTTGGTAATCTGCCTCCGGAAGTTCGTGATGCAGTTCTGGCGCAGTTCAACAATCGGTAAGCTTGCCTGACAACTTGGAAAGACAAGTCGTATAGGACACGCATACGTTAAAGCGAAGTGGGGGTCGGTGGAAGCCCGACATTTCTTATTTGCTTATATTAGTAGTGGTGGCGAAATAAAAAATGGTAGACGCAGCCGATTGTGTCCATAAGTAAACCTAGCCCATGTTTCTATGGCCGGACACAGAGCGAATAGTGTAATCGAGGGTAAAGGCTATTCAATTGCAGGTTCAAATCCTGCCCACTACTTTTTAACTCTTACTGCCGGAAACGCATTGGATAGCAAGTCCATGCGCACCATTCGACCTGAATTGACAGGTATCGCCAGCATGACGATGTTGGAATCGGCTTCTTAGTAAGATTCAACGAGAGGATTTCTCAAATGAATTTTTACGAAAAAATAGACTATAGTGCATTATTCACTTATCAGTTATGTCCACGCAAGTTTCTCTTCCAGTATGTAATGCATCTCAAACCAGCTGGACAGTCCATCCATTTAGTCTTTGGCTCCTGTTGGCATTATGGCCTTGAGGCTGCTTACAACGAATTACTTAAAAACCCATCTCTTAATGTTATCGAAGTAACTGAAATCTCCATCAAGGCGTTTAACAAACTCTGGAAGCTCGACGGCGAGCCTTTCTGGAAAAATGAAGATGCAATCTTCCCCAAGAGCCCAGGACATGCAGCTAATATGTATAAGGGTTATTGGGACCGCTTTCTTAAGGCTGACGTTCACGAGCGTTCAATCCTCGCTGTTGAAGCACCATTCTCAATTGATCTTTCTATCAATGGTTCGCATCTTCCCAATTATGTTGGCAGACTAGATTTAGTATTTTCAAATGGTCGTGATAGCGTAGATGTGTTGGATCACAAAACTACGAAAGCTCTCTATGCTACGACCTCACAATCTTACGAAATGTCATATCAATCTGACGGTTACTTAACCGCTGGACGGATATATTATGATAAAATTCCAACCATTACTTATCGCATAGCTTTGTGTCAGAAATCCAAGATTGACTTCATCCCGATTACGATTAACAAACGATCTGCATCTATTGAGCATTTTTTATCTGATCTATGTCATTATGCAACAGAGATTCAAAAGAACCTAGTTTTGCTTGAAAACGACAAGGTTACTTGTCATGATCGAACTGATACATTACAATCTTTTCATCGCAACCCTGGATATTCATGTACTTCATTTTCTTCTACCTGCCCATATTATGATATATGCAAAATTCGGAATAATCCATTAATGTGGCTTGATAAAGCTCCTCAGGGATTTCATTTCTCTGAATGGGATCCGGAATTACACGAGGCAAACACTAAGCAAAGGTTGGGTGAGGTGTAATTATGAAACATGGTATAATTACAGAAATTAATTGGAAATATATAGCAGCTGTATTAGCTAATGAAGGTGATGATGTGCAAAGTGATTTTTTTAAATCATTTGTTGCAGAATGTAAAACTTGGGGAACATCATACGAAGTTCAAACACAATTAGCAAGTATAAATGCTAAACTTACTAAGGATGAAAAAGAATTATTAGGAATGATAACTTATCAATCTGATAGTGAGGTGTAATATGAGCCATTATTCAAATGATTCAACAATGATTAAATTAGATCATTCTTCAGAATATGGAAAAGATTGTTTGAGATTTTTTTATAATGGATCTATTATTGCTGAGATAATTTGTTTTCAATGGATTCCTAAAATACAAGAACAAATTATTTTTGTTAATGATAAATATTTTGTAACAGAAGTTATTCATGATTATATAAACAAAACTTGTTCTTGCTATTTGTCAAAATAAATTAAAATTGCTGGAGGTGTAACTATGTTATTTCCAGGCACTGCAAAAGGATTTTACATTACTATGGCAATTGCAGCAATTATTATTTTAGTGGTAGTATTTACTGATAATTATAATTGGTAGACCTCATGCACCCCCTTTTTTATTACTATCATTTAAAGGAGTTTTAAATGAAAACATTTGAATTAGTTTACACAATCGAAGCAGGTTCATCCTGGAGAGGTAAAGAAGCTATTAAGATTAAGAGCAATCTTGCTGATGACAAACTGGTAGATTGTGAACTTTCTCAAAGTCTTATTGATCATCTCAAAACAGAAGCTGCTGTTCTTGATCCAGATAAACTTCTCCTAACTATTGCCGAGGCACAGAAACGAGAAATTCAAACTAGTATTGAAAACATGGACGACATGGCTGTTCTAGCAAAAGCTCATGCTGATAAAGCATATGAAATTCTCTCAACTATTTCTGAGGAAGCAGAGACTAAGTATGCAGAGATTGAAAAGAAATTTTCAGCTACAGAAAAGCGTTTCAAAGATAAGATGCTTTCCACTTCTGAGAGTATCAAAACTCATATGGAAAAACTCTCTGCTGTTGATGAAAAACTTACAAAGATTGACAATTGGCAACTGGAAAAACTAACTGAGACTTTGAAACAGTTAATTAAAATCATAGAGGTTGATCCTGAACTTGTTAAGCTGGTTTTGGATTATAAGAAGGCATAATTATTTTATTTAAAGGAGTTTTAAATGAATCCACAAGTAGCTACAGTACCAAATTTCAACAAGACAAAGCTAACTGAAAAGCAACGAATCTTTAATCTTAAATTCCTCTTGACTGGTAATTCAGGTTCTGGCAAAACTCACTTCACAGCAACCTACACCAAGGGACCGCTTCATTATTATATGTTTGATAAGGGAGGAGAAAAGACAATAGAGAAAATAGCATCCAAAAGGAACGATATCACAATTGATAATTTCTCAGCTGACTCTTTGCTCTTCTCTGATTTTTGGCGGACATTCCAGGAGGATGAAAAAAATGGTCTGTTCCAGTGGCTGAAGGAACAGTCAGGCATGTTAGTTCTCGACTCTCTGACAAATGCTAACAAGAAAGCAATCCATGAAATTGAAAAGAAGTCTGGTATTACTCCAAGCGGCATAGGTAAAAAGATCGACATGAAGATGGGCATGGCACCTGCTCATTGGGGCCAACTCTTGAATTGGATGAGCACTTTAGTTAGCTCACTCCAGGAATTGCCTTGTGCAGTTGCAGTCACAGTCCATTTGCATACGCTTATGAATTCTGATCAAGAAGTAGTTGCAAGATATCCCGCAGTAAATGGGCAGTTCAGGCAGTTACTAGCTGCTGATTTTGACGAAGCCTACTTGCTGACGACACAAGGAACGAAACGACAAATCTTCTTTACTGAAAAACTTGCATTTGAAGCAAAGTCTCGTGTGTTTGATATGCCAAAAGTTGAAGGAATTTCAATGGATCAATTGGCAGCAGCCTATTTGGCAGGCAAAACAGTCATTCCACAATCCATCTCAGCTTAATTAAAGGAGTTTTAATTATGGAAAAGCAAATCGTGGAAATTAATGGTGTGAAGTTTGAAGTTGATATGAGTAGCGCGAAGATTATTTCTGAATATAAAATCGGAGATAAAGTAAATGTTTTAATAAAAGAATATTCTGATAAAATTGTATGTCCAGGCATCATTGTAGGCTTTGATAATTTCAAAGATTTACCAACTATCACTGTTGCATATCTTAAAATTGGCTACAACGAAGCAACGATTAAGTTTGTCTACTTTAATAGTGATTCAAAAGAAGTTGACATTGCTCCATGTCGTGAATCAGACCTTATTTTTAATAAAGGTGATATTATTACCAAAATGGATCGTGAAATTGCATCTAAAGAGAAAGAAGTAGAAGATTTGATTCGGAAGAAAAATTATTTCTTAAACAACTTTACAAAGCATTTCGAGGCTGCAATGGCAGTTAAGACTAACGAATAAAAAGGAGAATATAAAACACCAAAACTAAAACGAAAACTATCAATCAAACCAAACCTTACCAACTTTTGATCGAAGAATAGTTCTTTGGTCACGCATTACACTAAACTTATTTAAAGGAGATTTACTCATGTCTATGATTCCTAATCTGTCCGAAATTCCTGACAAAGCACCTGTTGAAGCTGGCGAATATGACCTCACCATCTCTAAGGTCAAAGAGACCAAGTCTCAGCGCACTGGCAGGTATGGTTGTCAGCTGATTATTAATATCGACGGAGAAGATAACGCATCAACTATCTTTCACACTCTCTGGTATGGTAACTACAAAGATTATCAGGGTGACGATGAAGAAAAGAATAACCTCATGTGGCGGATGGTAAAAGATTTTCTCCGTGCACTTGGACTTGATCCAGACCAGGAAACCGACGAATCTGATCTGGTCGGCCTCAATTTTACGGCTGAACTCAGTTTTAATGATGGCATGTCGACAGATGATGATGGTAATCCGATCAAGGTTGGTCAGCCAAGGAATGAAATTGCTCGTGTAGTTTAATAACGGAGCTTTATGATCAAGTTTAATTCGATATTAGAGTCTAGTTACCACTTTCAGTTAGCTAGGTCTGGCATTGCCGGAACAATGTCATTCTGAACGAGGCGTTGATGTGACGCCTACAAGATATCGGAATAAATAAAACTTGCTGTTCACTTATGAACGAACTGTTGAATGGTTCGCAAGTAAGTGAACAGCAACTTACAATTGAATGTATGAATCTAATAATCCACATAGATCTGGCCTATGGTTAGGATTATACCTAAAGTAGCATTTGTGTAATGCTATAGCTCGTAGTTACCAGACATAAGATACTGGACTCAGAGCTAAGAACATGAGAGGTATAATACCAATGCCTCTCATGTCTTGTTTTTATTTATCTTACTAAATAAATATTACTAATGAAACTAATTAAAACATTAAATGATTGGTTATTAAAACGGAAGAGAAAGAATTGTAAGCATCAATGGGCTTCTTCAGATAATTTTCACAGAACCTGCTCTGTTTGCGGATTGAAACAGATTATTGTTTATTATCGATTCGGACCAATAAGGACAGAATGGATTCAAGATCCATGGCAACTTATTAATAAAGGTTGATATTATCTTTACTAAGAATTAATCTGCTAAAATATTAATGTTTAGCAAAGATAAATATCTCACAAAGGAGAATTATCATGGGTGAGCAATCTGATTATGAAAAATATCGTGGTAAATGTAAAGAATTTTCAGAAGCTTTAATTAAAAAAGATCCAAGTCTTAGATTAGTTCGAGAACATTACTATTGTCCAATATGGGGTGAGCAAGAACATTGGTGGTGTGAAGATAAGACTGGAAAGATAATAGATCCAACGAAAGATCAATTTCCATCAAAAGGAAGTGGAGAATATATAGAATTTGGTGGAATCTGTATTTGTGCTGAATGTAGTATTGCAGTTAAAGAAGAAGATGCTATATTTATGTCAAGGTATCCTGTTTGTTCAGATCGTTGTGCTAGAGCTTTAGTTGGACTATAATAGAGAGGCTACCTATGAATCATGAACAACTCATAAAAGAAATCTCTCAAGCAAACATGGCTTATGCTTCTGGCATACCATTCATGACAGATTCTGAATATGATCTGTTATGGCAACAACTTTATGCTATAGACCCACATAACAATATCCTTTACCATACTGCACAAGGTCGGGCTGCTTTAACGGGCAAAACCTGGCACAAGCACCCCATCTACGGAACTAACAAAGCATTCAACATGCTCGACCTTAAGCCATTCCTTACAAGGTTTGGATCTTATAAATTACGGATCGAACCCAAATACGATGGTTGTGCAGCAGTTATAACTCTTACAGATACCGGAGTAAACATTACTCTTGAAGGTGACGGCAGATGTGGACGAGATATAACTCACTTAATGCCATATATTACGTTTCCATTTCATCTTCGGCACTTTCAAGCAGTTGAGATTCTTATCCTACTAAGTGAGTGGAATTCAGATTATGGAGCAAATCCAAGAAATGTAGTTGCTGGCTGGCTAGACCGCAAATATGACAAGCCTTCTGCCCTGATGACAGCCATTCCACATAATCATGGCAACCTATTTGAAGAATATAACTACTCCGGTAGCTTAGAAGCTATGGGAGATTTTCTGCTTGAGACATATAACAAATGGTCAAAGATCTATCCGATGGATGGACTTATGATTAAGGTGGCTGATGAAAAAGTGCGGCTGGTTGCAGGTAATAATGGACAGACCAATAACTGGAGCATAGCTTGGAAGCCACCAATCCAAGTTAAAGAAACAAAAGTTACCAATATTGAATGGAACATATCTCGCTTAGGTAGAGCTGTGCCAACAGTTATCTATGAGCCGATTGAACTTTGTGGAACTACAAATAATAGAGTAACAGGTAATAATGCTCAGTGGATTAAAGACAGAAAGATTATGCCTGATTCTACAATATTAGTAGGTAAAGCAGGAGAAATAATTCCAAAGATTTTAGTAGTTCAAAATGATATTCCTAATGAGTATAGAAGAAATTTTCTTCCTACTAACTGTCCAAAATGTAATAATATTCTTCAATGGGAAGGAGTACATCTTGTCTGTAATGGAGCTAAATGTATAGCAAAATCAATCGTTTCCATTGCTTACTTCTACTCTCAGAAAGGTATAAAAATCGACGGAGTTGGCGAAGGCATTATAGAAAAGCTACTTCAGAATGAAAAATGTTATTCAGTTCTTTCAACCAAGCCTTGGGCACTTCTTGATCCTCTTAGCTACGACCTTGTGCCAGACATAATAAATACAATCGGAGTAACAATTTATAGCAACATCGCTGAACAAGTATTTTCAATGAATAATCAATGCACAATGGCACACTTCGTCGCAGGTTTAGGTCTTCCAGGCTTAGCATATAAATCATCTCTGCGGCTTTGTCAATATTTAAAAACTGGACAGATTAATATTCACATAACTGATAATGCTAAACGCAGCTTTATTACTGCTGCAACTATTTATACAGAAGCAATTAAGGAAATGAAAAATTTCTCTTTCGCGCAACTCCCTAGTGAAGCAAAAGCAATTTATTGCATTACCGGATCGTTGAGCCAGTCACGAGAAACTATGATAGAAATTCTGAACGGTTACGGATATGAATTTTCATCTGGAGTAACGAGAGAAACAAACTATCTGATCGTCGGAGATGATCCAGGCAGAACTAAGATCGAAAAGGCAACTCGTTACAACATCCCTCAAATAACTGAGGAACAACTTTTTAACCTTTTACGGTGAACAAAATGCTTAAAGAAGAATGTAAAGTAACTGCACGAATAGACAAAGACTTGTACGAACAAGTCCAGGAACACTTTCATCATGGGCAGCAAACAAAACTGTTCAGGCAAATATTCCTTTCGCTGAAAAGCATAATTAATGGTGGAAAGCTGAATGAGGTTCTTGATTATATGTATAAAGGAAAAGCATTAACTTTGCCAGGCATAGAGGAATAATTATGTCTATAGATAATGTAATAAATTCAAAACAAACAGAATTAGCATATTGGCAAGCTAGGAATTTTCCTTCATCAGAATTATTTGCTTTAAGTAAAGAAGATTTAGTACTAATGATCTGCAATCTGCAAATGACTTTAGGTATGTGTGAAGAGATTGGTGAAATAGCTCATACAGTTCTTAAAGGCACTCAAGGTATTCGTGAAGGTAAGAATGGAATTAATAAAGATCTTCTTGCTGATGGCTTTGGTGATGTTTTCATTTATGGCTCTCAATTAATGACTTTAAATAAAATAGATGTATCTGATGCTATAAATACAACTATTCAGCAGGTTTTAAAAAGAGACTGGCAAAATAATAAAGATGATGGTGAGGTTTAACTATGCCACTAATGGATCGTATTTACTGCCGATCATTCTTAGAAATGTCTTATCCTGAGCAAGCCAGACTAATTGAACGCGTTCGGACTATGCGAACCTCTGCGCTGAACGCAGCACTTGTTAAGTCTCAAAAGATCACTAAGTCTGCTATGAAAAATATTTCTAAGAACTCTGGAACAAAGCGCGGCAAGAAGATGCTGGCGGATCCTACCAAGAATGCAACAGACTTGCTTGGTAAACTTTCAGCAGATCAAATAGAGTTAATAAAAAGGCAGTTTCAAAATTTAAACTGAGGCTTATGATGATAGACAGAGAAATTGTAGTTACATTAAGTCAGGCTATTCAAATTGGTCCTGATGAATGGAAACAGCATAAGATAAGTAGAATATTTTCAAGTACAAGAAGTCTTAGAGATATGCTTTCATGGGCTGAAGCAGAAGGATTAATTAATCCACAAATATCAGATTTACAATTTTCTGAATTTACAGGTAAGAGTATATAAAAATTAATTAAAGATAAAGTTAAAGGTTAAATCATGCAACTTTTTCAAATAGAAAAACGTAATATTTCCGACATTATTATCAAAGATCGTGCTCGCACAACAGTAGGTGACATATCAAGTTTAGCTGATTCAATCTCGATGGTTGGCCAGCTTCATGCGATCCTCATAGATTCAAACAACGTCTTAATTGACGGTTTGCATCGCATCGAAGCCTTTAAAAAGCTTGGTAGGGAAACAATTGAAGTCCGAGTATTCGACGGTATTACTGAAGACGATCATTTCTTGATCGAACTTCTTAGTAATATGGACCGTAAGGAATTTCTGTGGCATGAGGAAATTGATCTCAAGTATAAACTTCACAACTATTGGGTAGAATCAGCAATCAAGGAAGGCAAATCTTGGGGCTACAGAGAAACAGCCAAGAGGCTCAAGTGCAGTCTTGGTGGCTTATCTACTGACCTTGCTTTCGCTGAGGCTCTTAAAGTCTTTCCAATCTTGAAAGAACAGTCTACTAAAGGCCGAGCTAAAGAAGCATACAAAGCTCTTGGTGAACAAGCTAAGGCACTTCAGCGAATGGGTAGCTTTACCGATACAGAAAAGGAACGCTTGGTTGCATTACAAAGCGGAGTTATGACGGCTCCTATAAAGAATACGGTAACTCAAAATGTATTTGAGAAAACCAAGCAAGCCAAGAAAAAACTTGATGATTTTGATGAAGATGATCAAGACCTTAACGATGAACAAGAACCAATCCGATCTAACATCCAAGTAATTTATGTAGCTGAAAACTACAAGACTTTCCTCGATAAGATTCCAAGTAACTCTGTGGGAATGGTAGAACTTGATCCGCCATATGCAATTGATTTTAATGACAACTATGGTAAAACGAATAAGATCGAATGCAAAGCACAAGACTGGGATGAGAAAGAGCTTTATGACTTCTACTTCAATTATCTTCCGTTAGTCTATGAGAAGATGCTTGACTGTAGTTGGGCTTTAGTCTGGACAGGTAAAGAACATTTTATACAAATCAACAATATTGCACGAGAAATCGGCTTTGGAGTTCAATCTCCTGGTTCATGGAACAAAGTTGGTGGCAGTACCAATAAGCCGAAGACAAACATGGTTAGCAATTGGGAAATGTTTTTGCTCCTGCGTAAGGGAAATGCACAGTTCAATACTCCTAGCTTGTCGTCTTCAATTAACATAAGTACAGTCAGTTCAAGTCAACGTATTCACCAATGGGAAAAACCGATTGAACTTTATGATCATTTCTTAAAAGCCTTAGGTAAACCTGGAACCTTATTTATGAGCCTCTTTGCTGGTTCTGGCAACTGCTTGATCAGCGCGGCCAAAGAAAAAATGATGCCAGTTGGTTGTGATAAGAGCCAGAAGTATATCCCGGAATTTTATCAGAGACTTGAGAATTATCTTGGAATAACTGCCGAAGTGGAGGGATTATGATTATAAAATATATAATTATGTTTTTATTAAGACTAATATTTATGCCTTTTATTATAGCTATACTTATTATAACTGCTTCAATTACATATATGAGTATAGATAAAGATTGGCCTTATTGGAAATCCTTTAATGAGTTAGTTATTGAATTACTTCCTTGGTCTAAATACAAGAAGTAAACAGGATTTATTATGACAAAATATAAAGTAGGCCAACTATCTGAACAGAAAGCTCCTATCACGCCTGGCTCTAACTGTTGCCTACATAAAAACATCGTGCCACTCGAAATAGGTTTTGCATCCAAGAGCTGGCCGAACGGCTATAAGAATGAGCCAAATTATAACTTTGCTATCAACATCATCAGTGCAAATGTTATTCGAGTTCGTTCTTATCTTTGCTTAGATTGTAAGCAGGAAATAAAGGCTCCGAATCCAGGAGCATTGACTAAGGATAGGATATGAAAAAATCAGAGCTCAGATCTGTTCTTAATAAATTTGGATATCAATTCTTAGAACAAATAAATAATGATATTTCAAAAATCTTATTTGAAATAAAACGAGATCCTAGAAAGAGAACTAATATGACTTTAGATACATTTATCAACACTTTAGATGAAGAATTAGAATCTAGAGAACGAGGAGAATAAACATGACAGGTGCTAACAATGGAACTCCTGTACAAATGGAAAATCTATTTGAAGAATCCTTAAAGAAAGTTATAGAAAAAATTAGTAAGTCTAATAAACTTATATCAATCAAACCTACTAAACTAATATTACCACAAAATGTTATAGATTATCTTGCAGATTTAGGTTATGATTCACAAGAAAAAATAAACGAATTAATAATTGAGCTAACTAAGGATCAGTCATGATAATCCCTAGCATATCAACTACAGCATCACCGCAGAAAGAAGGTTCTTTCAATGCATTAGCTGTAGAGTGCGCTCCAACTGACAACATACTCACGGCTGAGATTGCTATGGTTGGCGAAGCTCCAGGCGAAATCGAAGTCCTGAAGAATGAACCTTTCGTAGGTCCAACAGGCTCTCAGCTTAATCGCATCTGCGCAGCAGTCAGACTAGCAAGATATAAAATCTATCTCACTAATGCTTGCAAAGCTAAGTTCCCCAAAAACAATACCGCTGTCTTATGGACTGATAAAGGCTATCGGCATCCAGACTGGAGCAAGTTGCAAGCAGCACTAATTGACGAGCTTGCTCAATTTCCAGGCAAAATCATAATGTTGCTCGGTGCAACTCCAATGAGGTTATTGCTAGATGAGCCTAAGTTCGATTCAATTACAAAATATCGTGGTTCATTCTACCATGCTGAAGACTTCCCACATTTAAAAGAAAAACTGGCTGGCAAAATAATAGGTTTGTCTTACCACCCATCTTTCACCCTCCCATACGGGCAGCCAATCCACTTTTATACAATGATTGCAGACTTCACGAAAGCCTTGCGGATTATTGAAGATCCAGAATTGCTTACTGATAATGTGGAAATAAAAATCAAGCCTAGCTTTGAAGAAATCATGCAGTTCTACGCATTGATTAAGACAAAGCAATATGTAGCCTTTGACATCGAGGCTACGCCAGAATTTATTACCTGCTATTCATTGGCTGTATATCACGATAACAAGATTCTATCCATGTCTGTTCCTCTAATGAACAACCAGGGCAATTATTGGACAACAGGAGAAGAGATAAAAATCTGGACTGGCTTAGCTGAAATACTTAACAATGAAGCAATCGGCAAGATTTGTCAAAATGGAATGTTCGATATCATGTTTACTTTCCGCACCATGATGATTAAAACAGATAACTTTTATTTTGATACAATGCTTGCCCAGCATATATGTTATACGGAACTTCCAAAAGGACTTGATTACCTGACTTCAACATACACCTACTATCCCTATTACAAAGACGAAGGAAAGCAATCTCACCTTAAGGCTATCAAGAACTGGCCACAATACTGGACATATAATGCCAAAGACTCAGCATACTTATTGCCAATAACTGAAAAGCTCCTTGAAGAGTTAGGCGAATTTGATTCTATGGATGCTATGGATTATACAATGAACCTCCATAAGCCATTAATAGAAATGGAATTCAATGGCATCCTGACTGATCAGAAAGGGATTAGTAAAAGAAAAAAAGCCCTTGAAAGAATACTTAGACTTCTTCAATATAAGTTAAATAAATTAACTGGTAAAGAACTTAATCAAGGTTCATCGAAGCAGATGATCGCTTATTTCTACGGCCTTTGTATGATCAAGCCATACGTGAATCGCAAAACTGGAGCTATCTCTTGTGATGCTGTAGCAATGCATAGGATAGCAAAGAAAGGAATTAAAGGATCTGAAGAAGCTAGACTTATTATTAAAATGCGAGGATATCAAAAACTTTTATCTACTTATTTTAATGTTACTGTAGATGAAGATGATAAACTTAGATGTAATCATAAAATAACTGGCACAGTTTCAGGACGTATTTCTACTGAAAAAACTTATCAAGGCACAGGAACAAATCTGCAAAACCAGCCTTATATGTTTAAGTATTATCTCATTGCTGATCCAGATTGGATTATGTGTGAGTGTGATCTTGCAAAGGCAGAGGCTCATGTAGTTGCATACCTAACTCAAGATGCCAACATGATTCAGTCATTCGAGTCTGGCATAGATGTTCACAGTTTTAATGCTAGCAAAATATTTAATGTTCCAATTGAAGACGTTATTTATGAGGCAAAGAATAAAAAAGCTGATCAGAAATCTACAATGCGTTACATAGGCAAAAAAGTAGTTCATGCAGCCAATTACAGCATGGGGCCACAGACTTTCTCTGACAATCTTGCTAAAGAAGAAGTTTTTATGTCTCAGTCAGAGTGCAAGAGATTACTTGATAATTATTCTGACAGATTTCCTGGCTTGAAACGCTGGCATAGATCAATCGAAGAAGAGGTTCAAAAGAACAGGGTTCTCTACAACTTATTTGGTCGGCCTCGCAGGTTTTTAGGTGAAATGAATGCAGCACTATTCAGAAATGCCTATAGCTACAAGCCTCAATCAACAGTCGCAGAGTTGCTCAATCGTGGAATGATTAAAGTAGTCAACGATCCCAGGCTGGGCAAAGATGGATTTGACATTCGTTGCATGACAACTGTTCACGACTCGTTTGTATTCAGGTTTCACAAAAGCCAAATAGCAAACTTACCTCAGATCCTTCTTATCATTAAAGATCATCTGACACATACATTTACTTACAAAGGAAAAAGTTTCACTATTGGCTTGGATGCCAAGATCGGCACCCAATGGGCTGGCAACACGGCTGAAATCAGTAAGTTTACTCAAGAAGAATGTGATAAAGCAATTTCTAAAATAGGATTCTAATAATGAATAAAGATAGAATTTATTATCAATTAAAATTAATGTCAGAGTTATGTAGAACAGTTGGTGGAAATTATATAATAATTCTTCCAACCATGAGTGGAATTGATAATGTTATATCATATTATTCAGAAGAATTATTATCTGATTTTACTTTGAATAAAAATCAAAGAGTTTATAGAAATGAAAAAGGAAGTATAAGATTAACTATTCCTCTTATGGAAAAATTAGGTGGATTAGAAGTTACTGATTTTTGGATAGATGAAGAAGTAGATAATTATTTTAATATTAATTTATACTTAAAAAGTAGAAAGTTAAGATCAAAATAAATAAAATATTACTTTACAGAGCCAATAAAATGGGAAAGCCCATTCAACAATCGTATGTCGCTATTCAAGGAACCTTTTCATGTCGAGGCAATTAGATAATTGGTTAGCTCACTATATGAAGTACACACAGCGAACAGAGCCTCCAGAACTATATCATCTTTGGAGCGGACTGACTGCAATAGCTTCTGCCTTGCGAAGAAAGTGCTATTGTAACTGGGGAGCACTACGAGGCTATGTTTATCCTAATTTATTCGTTTCCCTAGTCGGACCTCCTGGAGGTCGGAAAGGCACAGCCATGAAAATTGCAAAGAGCTTTGTACAAAAACTAGACGTTAATATCGGTGCAGATTCTCTAGGATCAACCCAGGCACTCTATAGAGAACTCATGGACAGCGAAGATACTTATGTTGACCATGCTGGGCTTACTCGCAAGCATAAGAGCGTATCAATCTGGTCAGAAGAATTTCAAGTCTTCTTGAACGACAGAGATCAGATGCTCCTAGCATCCCTAACCGATCTGTTCGATTGTGCAGATACTTGGAAGTATAAAACCTTAGCAAGAAAGACTGAAGACATATCCAATTGTTGGCTAACGCTTTTTGGTTGCATAACTCCTAGTCTTTTGCAATCTAAACTGAGTCAAGATGCAGTTGGTGGTGGTCTAATCTCTCGGATTATTTTCGTAGTTGGCCAGGGTCCAAAGCAAAGAAGAGCCTTGCAGTTTTTAACTGAAGAGGAGGAAGATACACAAAAAAGATTAGAAAACGACCTGCAAGAGATTGCAAACTTATCTGGACAGTTCACATTAAGTAAGGATTTTCTCAAGACTTATGTTCGTTGGTATGAGCAAGATTATGACGAGTCAGGTGTGCCATCAGAGCGATTTCTCGGCTATAATCACAGGCGGCCACTTCATTTGAATAAGGTCTGCATGCTTGTAGCTGCTGCCGAGTCTGACGACATGATTATCACGGCTGAACATTTCGAGCAAGCTTTGGCAATAATGCAAGCTACAGAACTTGAAATGCCAAACGCTTTCTATGGACTTGGATTGTCCAGTCAAGCTAACATCTATGCCAAGATACTGTCATTCATTGATAATCACGAATCTTTTGAGTGGACAGAACTGGTTAGGAACTTTCACCTGGATGTAGACAACATACCTCAGCTACGAGGCTATGTTGAAATGGCTGAGCAATCTGGGATACTCAAAGCAGAGAATTCTGCTACAACTTGCAGATATACCACAATTCGTAAGCAACAAAAGCTTCGTGACCCAACGTATCTTGATAGAACAGTCTTTAGATTGATGGACAGAAATGTTATTAAAAATCAAATGGAGAAAAACTGAATGACACCAGCTACAAAAGTACTCTTTTTCGACACTGAAACATCTGACTTTATTAAAAAAGCTCTTTCTGCCAATGATCCCGAGCAAGCCTGGACAGTACAGATCGGAGCAATTCTTGCCAGCCAAGAAGAAGAATTTGATCAAATGAATGTCATCATCAAAAGTAATGGCCGGTCAATGAATTATTATGCTCAAGAGGTTCATGGCATCACCATTGAACGAGCCGACCAAGAAGGCATTGAAGAACTTGAGGCAGCAGAAAGATTTGGCCTAATGCTCCGAGAAGCTGACCTAGTTGTCTGTCATAACTTTGCTTTTGATTGGAACTATGTTTACCAGATGATGGAACGCAACCTGGAAGAATTATCTGACCTGGCGAGAAGTGCATTTTATCTTGATCTGCCAAACCATTGTACCATGAAAGATAAGAATGTGGTAAAAATGTGTGGCCTAAAGAACAAGGCTGGACGTGCAAAATGGCCAAAGCTAACCGAGTTGCACGAGCACTTATTTGGTGAATGCTTTGATGGAGCACATGATGCGTATGCAGACATAACTGCAACCAAGCGATGCTTTTTTGAGTTGGTGAATCGAGGAATTGTTATTCCTAATCTAGAGGGTTAATATGACTATGGATAAAAATATAATGCTATCTTATCTACGTAACCCTTATGGTATTGATGAACTTGAATTACGCACAGCAAGATTACAAGCTGCTGATGAACTTGAAAGGCTTTACAGAATTGAAAAAGGATTGAAAGAGATTGTAGCAAAAATAGAAAAACATAATAATGGAGCTTAACTATGCAAATTGATCCTTGTCCCTCAGAAGAAGATTATGACACTGGTCCTTCATTACGTGCATCAGAATGGTTAAAGTTTAGTAAAAGAGTATTCAATCATATTGAATCTTATACTGTTCCGCAATACGGAGATAAAGGATCAGATCAATGTTCAGAATTTAGCGAAGCTGACTTTATCACTCAGATGAAAAAATACCTCAATAGGTATGGAAAAAACTCTCGTGAAGGCCAACAGAGGCTTGACCTGCTAAAGATTGCACACTATGCAGGGATGCTTTATACAAAGTTAGCTGAAGAAGAACAAGAATTGAATAAAATCATTATGCATGAATAAGGATATTTATAGAAATTCAAAAATTCATAATCACTATCCAATGGGGAAAAGGTATGCATTATGTTGCATCTACTTGTGCAACTGAAAAACGTGCGTCAGAATTAGTTGTTTTCCATACTGGAAGATGTGATAAATTAAAACTTAAAACCAGACGTGGAGCTAAAGCAACTGTTCGATCATGGCAATTAGTAACAGAGTCTAAGTGAATAAATTTATGAAGAAACTAACTGAATTAGATCTACAGAATGCTCTAGATGAGTGCGAATTATTACAATTCAAATCTCACGGAGACTGGCTGGCTGGAATGGTCAAGCGATTGAATATTACACTTGGTAGTATAACAGAGAAGAAAATTGTTAAAGGTTTTCCTAAGTCTGCAAAACAAACTGTGATTAAAACTGGCAATTCTGTTGAACCAGAAGTTCCATGCATTAGCTGAAGTGATTAACTACACCTGGAGGGTGTAATAAAATACTGGAGGTCACATAAATGAGTAATGAAATGCTTCTTGTGTTTATAACTAATCTATATGCAATAGGATTTAATTTTTTAACACTTTCATCAAAAGATCTTCCACGATTTATTTCATACCATGGATATTTACTTTGGATATTAGCAGTAATTAATTCTTTCATTATGATGAATATAAAATAATGTCAATGATATTCAAAACTATAGTGCTGCAAAAACTTCAAGCCTTCTTACTTTCTCGGGAAGCGGAGCCAACTAGAGATGCAGCCAACGTAATAATTCCTGATGGAGTTACAGCAGCAGCCACTGTACAAGCAATTAAAGATTGTATTAAAATAGTTGAAGGAACAAATAATGAAATCACATCTGAAAACACTTGACAAAGCTGGTATTAATGCTCCATTGCTTCGAGAGTTTCTTACTAAAGATCTAACAGAGGCTAGTATAATTGCTATTAATGAAAAGATAAAGCAGCTTAATTATCAGATACAAGTTCTATCTGAGATACAAGTGCAATTAAGGAATAAATCAAAAGACTGTACAATTGATTCCAAAGAGGATTTGCATAATGATTTGATAGCAGCCTTGGCTCATGATGATGGAGAATGAAATTATGAAAATAATCAAACCAAGCGTTGAATATTTTGGAGAAGTACCGACAGAATATAATGCCGCTCTTAAGTTTATCGAGATGGCCGGCAGAACTTGCTACAAGTCAGAAGACAAGATCACTGAAGATAGTGCCAAGGGATTTGTTCGGAAGCTGAGCAAGGCTGGGCATCTGGCTATGGTTGAGCACTCAAATTTTGTGGTGCGAACTAACAACAGTTTCACTCCTACATATATTGCATTGATGACAGAACAGTTAGGAAAATATATTAATGTCAAAGTATGGAAAGACTTTATTTATGTAGGCGGTAGTTTAACAGCATGGGCGCAAATAACCATGGAGATTAGGTACGCTGCAGTGCTTGTCCCATTTGTGAAAATATATGGAAAGTTGTTTAATCAAAGTATGGTAGCGATGCATTCATCTTGGGAAGTCTGCTCCCATGACGAAATCCCCAAGGAGCTTCACCGCTACTCGGCAAAATTCATTTGTGATCGTGGGGTCAGCCATGAGTTAGTGCGGCATCGACCATGCTCGTTTGCTCAGGAATCAACCAGGTATGTGAATTATGGCGGTAAGAATATGGAGTTTATTGAACCAGAAGGTTTTGATGACTGGAAGACATATGATAAAGATGTATTTCTTGGTGCTTGCAGGCAAGCTGAAGGAAATTATAATTGGCTTCTGGATGGGAAAACTTGTTCGCCCCAACAAGCCCGAGCCGTCCTACCTAATGCTTTGAAGACTGAGATCGTAGTCACAGCAGATGCAGCTGAATGGACTCATATCAGAAAGCTACGAACAGCTAAATCTGCTCATCCTGATATGCAGCGAGTCATGAATATGATGCCTTGGGAGGAGTTCTTATGATTCAATATTTTACTATTCCAGTAGCATTGTTATTTGGTTTATTAGCTATTTACAAAGGAACTATTAAAGCAAAGCGTGAGAATCTTATTTCTGTACGATACAAATTGCATAGTGAAGCAAGCGTATTGGCATTCACAGCAAGTGTAATTGCTCTTCTTGGTTTATTATTTGATCAGATACTCAAAGCCATATATGGGCATTATATATACTTTCTCTAAAAAAGATTAAAATAAAAAGGAATTAATTGCTAGAGGTTACGTTGAATTGTAACCTCTAGCAACTTGCTTATTGCACTGTATTTGTTACGTCAAAATATCTTTTCAAGATCACCTCTCGTTGCTGCTGCAACTGTCCAAGCCTCTCCCTAACATTTGTTGTCTGGTCAATCTTTTTCAGCTTATTAATTACTGCTTGGTTTCGATTGAGAGCACTTTGAAAATTTTCATGCATCTTCATTTGCTTGAAGTCATCCAGGTTTGAATTCAAGAAAGTTCGTTTGTCTTCCGAGTTTTCGAGTTGCTTCTTGAAGATGGCTACTTCCTTGCTGATCTTACCAAACTCTTGTTCGTTGTTACTCTTCTTATAGTCTTCACCTCGTCCGTAATGCCAATAATAAAGCTTACCACCAATTGGGATTGATTCAACAATTCTGACATGATCAAAATCTATTGTATCTCCCGTAATGTAGGATCCATACAATTGGTTAAGATCCTTACTGATGGAGTTTACAAATCTGAATGGAGGCAAAATTTGTCCAAGCAATCCAGATCCCAAACCTTCCCTAGCAGTCTGCATCCGTACATACTTTGATGCTCCGCCCATGGTGAGGAAGTTCTCAATCACGTGGTCTTCAAACTTAGTTTCTTTCCCAAGCAGCAAGGCCTTCAATTCATCTGCACCAGCATTAGCAAGTGTAAGCAAACTTACCAGCTTGATCATGTTACCAATTCCTTCAATAACCTGATCTCGTTCGCCAGTCTTGATTTTGTGCCAAGCTTCATTTCTGAAAACATCAAACTGCTTGAGTGTGTATGTCTTGAGCATATAAAACACTCGACCATTTCCACTCTTGAGGTACTGCTCTGACATTTCAGAAAGCGCAACAGGTTGGAAATCAAGCAAGCGATGATACAACAACATCTTCACGTTGTCTGTCGGATTCCCGGCAAGCAAATCATTTATTACACTCTCAGATTGTGTTCCAAAGATCGGCTTGATTTGCTTCAACAATGTTTGTCGTCCAGCCTCAGTACTGGCCATAACCTTGTAGTTGCTAAACGCATTGTTGATTAAAGTCTCTTTGCCGATAGAATCTATTCGTTCAAGCTGCACTTTTTTGAATACCCAACTTACTGCATTCCCTAGTGTCGTTCCGTCTGCAAACTCCTGGGCGATCCTCTCAATCCCTAAGTCTTCCTTAGTTATTTCAGACTTCTTAGTTATGGCTTTACCAACATTCTTAACTGTATCAGCTAGGCCACGTGGTGTCCATACCTTGCCTACATACATCGCCCAAGCTAAGTCTCCAATCTGCGTTAACGCAGATATAGGTGAACCCATTACGTCGATGTATGACATATTTTTGTAAGCATTAACTATTCCTGTAGCTCCATGTTCGTGGAACCTAGCATCAAGAATATCTCTAACTACTTTTTCATCATCTGCCTGGATTCGACCAGACATTCGCAAGTCATTAATATATGTACCAATATTCTCAGTATAGTCTCTTTGCAGTTTGTACTTATCCAATTCTTGCTCTATTCTAATCAAGTCGCCTGAAACATCTTCTATGCGTGCAGTATTATTAGCCTTTTCATATTCTGTGAGCATTACCTGCTTTCGTTTCTTTTCAGTTTTCAGGCTTGCTATTCTCTCTGGAACCTTACCAAAGAATCTCCGTGCTTCAATTTTTTTGGTCATACTATAGATGTATTGCATCAATGCTGCATCACTGTCCATGTAAAACTTATTCAACTCTGGAGGAACAGTTTCATATTGCCTAGCCTGAATGTTGCCTGGTCCACCAATACCAAGGTTCCTTCCAAGTATTGTGTTGCTTGCAATATCAGCTGCCTGTTCAGGATATGCAAGTTCAAACTTTTCAACAGTCATACCCAGTTTGTCTGCATAAACTTTGATTGCATCAGTAATAACTGGTCGTTGAGAAATTCCTTTAGTTGCCTGCAAGAATCCTTCCTGATCTTTGATTATACGTGGCCAGTATTCTTCGATGAAACCTACATCATAACCAACATCAATTGCATCCTGCCTAATCTGATCCAGGACTGATCGCAGCTTTTCTTGATCAGCGGTCATGTTGTATTTTTCTGCAATCTCTTTTATCTTAACCTCGTCTGAATTTCTCCTAGCTGCATCCCAAACAAACTTGTCTTGTGGACTCATTTGCTTAGTCTTTTCCAGGAGTGGGTGTGCAATTCGTAATGCAGTTACAATCTTTTGTGCAGTCCGAAAGTCTAGGTTTCTAATCTTTGCTCGGAGCATTGGATCTACGTTCTTAAGCCTAGTTGATATAGACCCCAATCCTTTGTCAATGAGCTGCTTAATTTCATGTCCACGCATACGAAGCATCTGACCAATTGTACGGACCAAGCTATTTCGTTCGCTGAACATTTGATAATAAACATCATCGCTAATCTTCTGCATTGGTGTTTCACGAACCTCGAACATCGGCATACCTTCACGGAGTGCCTTAGATTTCATGCGATTCGTGATCGGAATAGAAAGAACATTTATTGAAAAATCCCATGAATCAAAATCTAATGCTTGAGTAGAAAGAACATCATCATTATATTTTATTTCTTGTACTTCTTCAGCACTATAAAATATTTTAGTTGTACCATCAGTATAACGGACAATCCATCTACCAGTATCTATCTTTAAATTATCACCACCAACATTTGTTACTTCAACTCTTGCATTTCCCCACTTGTTCTTATTGAACTCTGCATTGAAAGTATTCGGAAGTATTTTATCATAAAACTCCTGCATTCCACGAAGTCTTTTAGCTTGTTCTTCTTCAGTACCTTGAGCATAACGATCAAACTGTTGCTGTCCAGTAGTCCATGCAATTTTATCAAAACCATTCTCAGCAGCATACCTGACCATTCGCTTCATGGCAAGGAGAGACCACTGAGTAGAGTTCTTGAATGGTGCATTGGGAACACCTTGAATAGCATATCTTTTAACTTCTCCCCCATTAATACTAGCAAACTTTTCAGCTTCTTCTCTTGTATCAAATGAAGCTTTTTCTATAGCGAGAATATCATCTTCTTCGAGTACAGCAAATCTTTCTTGTTTGTAACCTTCCTTTTTCCCTGCCTGATGCCAATCACTCTGCACTTCTTCAAAGAAAAGAACTTTATTACCCTCTGCATCAGTTCGTTCATTGAATCTGATGTGAGCTAGAATGTTCGGTTCGTCCCAATGATCAGAATGATACATACTTTTAAGAACTTTAATAACTTGTGCTTTTTCATTTTCATTTTCTTTTACTTCATCCCAAGTTTTATTAAAAAGTTCTTTTGAAAGTTCTCCAGCATTTACTCCATTAACGTTTTTTGGTAAAGTGAGTAATATTTCTTTGTAATTCTTTCCACCTGGAAGTTGATATGTATCATATTTAACTCTATCTTTTGATTGTTCATCAAGTATTATATTATACTTTTCTGTGAGTTCACTGAAAATCTCTTCTGGTATTTCTGTAGAATTATTATACCCATACTGTTTTATTAAATCGCTATAAATATTATCTAATTTATCTTCTGTTAAATAATTATCTCCTTTAATTACTTCCTCAAGCTGAACATTATTCTCCTGAACAAATTTCAGCAAGTCTGCCTGACTTACTTTTCCTTCCTGCTTATCAAACCAATCATTCACACCAACCCAATCAAGTTCATCTTGCTTAATACCTGGGAAGTTCTTAATCATTCCTTTCCATTGATCAGGTGTTGCTTGCTTCTGATTAAATCCTGCAACTGCATTTTCAAGCGCGGAGTACCATTTATTTGCTACTTCTTCAGCCTGAGGAACAGTAACTTGAACAGTTTGTCCATTAACTTTCCGCTCATAAATCTTTCCACTTTCTACTTCACGAGCTAAACCAGAAACTGTTTGCTTACCAAAACTTAGCAATTGCTGAAAGAAGTCCATTACTCTCTGAATCACTTTACCAAACGAAGTGTTTCTATATTCAGCTCTGTTGACCATGATTTGAGCAAACATGTTCGCACGATTCTCAACCATCCTCTGCTTCGAATCTTTATGAGTACTCAGAGCAAATTCCAGCTTACCTGCTTTACGAAGTTTATTAAACTCCTTATTTAAAGCACTGTCATCTGCTTCTGTAATCAAGCCCAAGTTGTCAAGGACATGCTTGTTTTCATGCCAAAGAGTTTTGTTATCTGCAAAGTTTTCATCAAGAAGAATTTCATTGCCAACTGTAACTCCGAAGATTACGTCATTCTTTTGCATCTGCCCAGTTTCAATAGCTAACTTAATGAAGCCTTTGCCAGCATTTTGAATACTGTTGATCTTTACGCCTTTTCCATTCTTGAACTGAACAGATACTGAACCATCATCATTTTGATTAATTTCTTGATTTGGAAAAGTCTTTTTAATGTCTTCAAGATTTACTTTACTTAAGGTTTTTTGATTTTCACTTATCTGAAACTGTGGAGCACCTGCTACTTGCTGTTCATTAGTGAACCCACTCGGCAAACCTCCGGGTAAGTTTCTAGGAATTTCTGTTTGAACTGCTTGTGCATTTGACTGACGAACATCTCCAAGGCTTTCAGCAATTTGACGAAACCATATCTGGCGTTTATTCTGTTCAGCTAAAGATGGAACAACATTTTGTTTTGCTTCACTTTGTACTGCTGTATCACTTTTGATATTACCTTCAATATTAGCAAGTTGAGTCTCAAAGAACTTCTTCCTCATGAACGCTTCTGTCCCAGGAGTCATTTCTTTCTGACGAAGAGTCAATTCCTTCTTAACGCCTTGCCAATAATTTTCAATAATCTTTCTCTCTTCAGGAGTAAAACTATTATTTATATATGTCTTTACATAATTTACATAATCTTGAATTTGCCTTAGATTATTTTCTTCTTCAGGAGTTCTTGCTTTTGGCTGATCATTTAAAGCTGATCTCTCCTGAGATTTATTTGCAATTATTTGATTTGCATAATCAGCTATAGACTTTGGAACTATTTCACTTTCTATAATTTCTGCGGATTCAGCAGCATCTTTTTCTATACCAACTTTCTCACCGACATTTACTGTCCCAAAAAGTTCTTCAAGATATTTCTGCCTACCATCTCTAGTAGTATATGGAGCAAAAGCCTTCTTAACCTCAGGCGTTTCTTTATCAAGTAACTCATTACGCCTTTTGTTCAATGTAATAAGTTTATCTTCAATTACTTTTCTTTCTTCTGCGCTTGGTGATGTCTTAGCATCTAATGCATAAGGATCAAACTTGCGATTATATTGATCAGAGAGAGTTGTAATCTCGTTGTCAATATTCGTAATCCTTTCATTAAGCTGGCTTGCAGATTCATATCTATAAGCAGCTAATTTATTTTCAATTTCTTTTACTTGCTTCTCTTCAGGAGAAAGCTGCTCATATTCTTTCTTAGCAAGTTCTTCTTTCTTCTGAATTCCAGAATTAATCCGATCTAGGAGGCTTTGACTATTTTTATTATCATCAACAGTCTTTCTAATTAATTCAGCCGGATCAACATTTTCTTTTCTTGCCTTTGCTTCAAGTTTATCAAGATCATTAATGAGTTCTTGGTTTGAATTAATGTCAGTAGTTAACTTTTGGATGCTCTTACCAAGTTCATCTTCTTTTAAATTAAGAATATTCGCTGCTCGCCTGTCAAGCTCAATCTCTACATCAGTCTTTTCAGGTCCAGGATCTTTTGCTTGTGCAGAAAAGCCTGCATTAACTGCTGCACCAGCTCCACCACCAATCGCACCAGCAGCCATACTCTCAATAATTCTTTCAACATTGCTTGCAGTCAAAAGTTTTTCATCTGTATTTGCTACAGTATTAAGAACATTGAAGAACTCCTGCCCGCCTTCCTGAAGTGCTTCTTGAGGAATATTTGTAAGCAACTCCTTTGCAGACTTTTTAATAGTTCCAGTAGAACCCTTACTCAAAGCATCTACAAAAGTATCTACCAACTTACTGTTACCACCAGCAAATTCTAATGATGTTGCCAAAGCACCAAACAGCAATGCAGTCTCAGGTGCGTCAATGCCCTTCTCTTGTAGCAACTCAGCGTACATGCCACCAGACTCAAGGGGCATAACTGATCCGGCAATACCAACCTTGCCACCAAACTTCTTCAGAGCTTGGCCAGTAAGTTGCTTTCTTACCTGAGCTTCTGTCAAATCTCCAATTCCACGTTTGATTGACTGCTTGACAGCTTCATCAATTCCTTTCTTAAGAATTGTTCTACCTGCCAACCCTCCGGCAATAGTACCTGGGCCTGGAGCAACAACAGATCCTATACCAGCACCGATCGCAGCCTCAGCCATACTTGGAACAAGTTCACCTAAGGTTCCTTGAGCCCAGTCAAGAGCACCACCAATACCTGTCTTGCCAGTATAAATATCTTTAAAGGAATGTTTTTTAGGGTATAATTTTGCTTCTTCAATATTCCTATTATATCCTTCCATGCCAAAGTCTTGCAAACTCTGGCCAGCAGATTCAGCACCAAGCTTTTTCAATCCAGAGCCTGCAAGTGCAGTAGCACCATATGCAGATGCTTGAAGATTCTGAAGTCCTCTCTTCACTCCAGGTATAAAATCAGAATCAGTTGGCACAGGGGCATTAATTTCTTCTGTATCATCAAAAAAACTTTTTGCTACTGGCGAAGTAGTTTCTTCTGTATCATCAAAAAATCCAGCCATTTTATATCCTTATAAGTTAATTTATTAATACGGAAGACTTCCAAATCTCATTTTATATTCAGCCTCGGCGGCAGCAAAATTAGGATCTTTAGATGCACGCATTTTTAATAGCTTTTCTGTAGTAGCTGGTTTTGGAATTGCAAATGTTGTTTGGCCGGATGTGTCATCAACATATCCAGTACCTTCAGCATTTGGCATTTTAATTACTTGTCTCTTAGTCATTCCAGTAGGATCATTTGGATCTGGTTCTTCAATTACTAAAGGCTTTAATGGATTTTCCTTGATTGGTGGATTCTGCAATACTTGTCCTTGAATATCACGTAATTTATTTTCTGCATTAACATCAAGCTCACCAATACGATTCTTATCTGCATCAAGAGAAAGCTGCTCTCTTGCAATCTGGTTACGATCTAAAGTAGAAAGCAAGTTTGCACGATTGACATCTCGATCTGCTTCAGCATTTGCTATCAGTGCATCAGCTCGAGCCTGTCTACTTTGCAAGCCTCGTACAAACATTCCACCAATGCTATCATCGCCAAGATCTTCTGTAGTTATTGGATTTACTCCAAAGAACCTACCACGAGGAGAATTTGCATAAGCATCATATCGGTCACGTAGTTGCCTACGATAATCATTCCAAGTTGCTTGCTGATTATCTGATTGCTGGTTTAGATTTCTTAAACTAATCTTTCCTTTATCTCCTTCATATGAAAGAGTATTTCCACCAATATCATAAGTGGTTGTATTTCCATTTTTTGCTACAGTCATCTTGCCTAATTCTGCATCTCTTTGTGCATTAGTAATTTCTTTAAGTTTAGGAAGATTTAGATTTGATCTTACTGGAGGCTGATATAAGGAAGCTATTTTTGGTTCAGCTAAAGGAGTTGATTGAATTGTTGGCTTTTGAATATTTTGTGGATTACTTCCACCATAAAATGCTTCATTATTTGGATTACCTGAAGTCATTGGAGCTTGAATCTTTTTTAAAGGCTTAGGCACACTAAAATTTTTATCTGTAAATGCTTCATCCATAGTAGGAAGAGGACGTAATCTTTTCTTCTTTTCTTCTTCAATTTGATTCAAAGCCATTTTAGCCTCACAGATTAATTTTATTATTCAAATGCGCTGACAGATTGAGAAACAATACTGTTCAAAGACATCAAAGCAGCCTGTGCAGTCTTAGCAAAAACATCTGCCGCAGCAGCAAGTGCTTGAACGTCAACTTGACTATTCTGAGTAGCATTATCTCTTCTATGCTTATAAACATCAACTCCTGCACCAAGCTCAGCAAGTTTTGACTGCAAGACCATTTGATCCCTATTCTGCCTTGCTCTGTACCAGTCTGCAGCAGCACTCATCATTTTAGCTTTTATATCTGTATTTAGTGCTGCTATTCTCGCTGCTGCATCAGGAGCTACAGCCAGAGATCGAATATAATCTATTGCTGCCTGCATTGCTGCAAGACGAGATTCAATAGCCTTGCCTATGGCAAACTTAATAGTTTCAATGGCTATCTCAATTTGTTTTACAGCAACTGTAGTTGTAGCAATACCAATCCTGCCTGCCTGTTCAAAGGCTGCCTGGTTAAGATCATAAATCATTGGTCCCTGGACAAGTGAAAAACCTCTTGCAGCATACCCAGCAGCTATACCACTAGAAACTCTCTGTCCATCCCTAATAATCCTATCTCTTTCACGCTGAATTATTTGATCTTCAAGTGCTGCCGGAATTCCTGTGCCACCATTAGTAATTGTATTTACTAACCAATTTGTGGCTTCATCAAAAGCATCACTTGCCAAAGGATAATAGATAGCAAAAAAGTTTGCCAGTTGTCCAGATAAGAGTGCAATTAATGCATCACGTTCTGCTTCATAATTATATTTTGAATCATCTACTGTTGGTATTTCTGGCTCTATTGCCTCAACAGTAAAGCCTGTAGCAGTTGCTGGTGGTGTAAGATAAAAACCTGCATTACTATTAATAAGATCATCTGCAGCATCTTGAGCAGAAGTAGTTGCATTAGTCGCAGTAGCTAGCGCGTTTGTAATGATTTGATTTACAATCTCTGCCGTAGTAGCCATTAAAGTCTCCTGTTTAATTGCATGATTTCAAACATAATATTTTCAAGATCAAAATTATAACCATTATTCGTAAGTACAGAATTCCAATAATATCCAGAAAGTTCACTTCCCATATTAATACGTTGCTTTGTCATTGTAGTACTTGAATCTTTCATTACAAATGTTTGTGTCTGTCCATCAGCTTCGACTGTTAATGAAAGTTTTCCACTTGAACTTATTCCTAAATATGCTGAAGTAACTCTCTTATTATAAATTGATCCTAAATCAGATTTACCGAAATCAACTAAAGAATCTATTTCAATTCCATTATCAGTGCTTCCAGTCAATTCATAAATACCATCTCTTGCTACACCATAATTTTTACCTTCATGTGTATAGAAAGAAAGATATCCATAATTATCATATTGACTAGTTGCATTAGTATCTATGTTAACTACCCAAACTCTGGCAGTATCATCAAGTGCAGCAACATTATTAATTGTTGCAGCATTACCAGATGTAGCAATAACTACATCATTTGTTAATATAGAAGTATCGAACGAAGCAAGAAATGATCCGAGAACCGTAAAGGTATCGGTCGCCTGCATGGAAGCCAGCAGCTGATATATGTATATATAGCTGCCAGTAATGGTATCTACGATCTGGCCAGAACTATTAAGTACTACAATAAAAACTGGTCTATGTCCAAAAGCATCCAAAATATAACAGAAATTATAAAGTTTACGTTCAAACGGAGTAGCATCATATATACCGGAAGAAACGAGTGCCAGGAATTCAACTGATCCTTCTCCGTATTCTCCTTCACCACCCTTAGCAAGCATTGCTGGAAAATCAGCATCACCATCAAGATAAGATATGGTACCGAGAATGCTAGAGGATACCATCTTCGGAAATGAGGAAAAGCCATAGTTGGCAAGCATAGGCACATACAATCCGCCTTCAGCGTATGACTCAAGCGAGGGGAAGGTTGCATCTCCTGCACCATAACTAGTAATATCTCCTCCAAACCCAGCCAGTGACGGAAACAATGCATAGCCGTAATTGCTCGAAGCAATGGCAACCATCTCGCCAATCCCGGACATTGTAACACTTGCTGCCTGGAGATTATCTAGTGTTAGCGTACCAACACCGGTCATCAGCACTTCATAATCTTGGATTGTCAGTGTTCCATAACCTATCATCAGACACTCCCGTACTGGATTTCACCAGTTTTAAATACAGCAGATGTTACCTTATCTCCTGCTGTGTATAGATAACCGTAAACATAAAGTTGAAGCAACCTAGATACTGTAGGAACTGTACTAGTATGAACAACAGAAATTTCATCAGTCTTCGCCATGTAAACAATTACATTATCAGATTGACGATAAATTCTAATTTCTGTCAGCTCAGTCTGCACTGAAAACATGGTCTTTACCATTGTTCCATTTTCATATACTCTTACTCCATTCTGATCGCAGATGATACTATGCATGAACCTTGCCACTCCTGCCCCTTCCATTCCCTTGTTAGCAATGCTGATACAGGCACTCGTCACCCCGGATGCCGCAGTGAATTTGATGAACGTGCCAGAAGCAAGAGGATCGATCGACCGTGCCCAGGTATTCCAGCCACTATTAGTCAGTTGTAGAATCTCCTGATAAGTAAGAGGTTCGTTTACACTGGTTGTTGGTTCCTGCGCAGGCATGGTGGTTTCGACAGTATAAGTAACGGTCGGTACAGATGTTGGATCAATGAGTGACGTGCCGTCATTGTAAGTACCTGATTCCCCCAACGGAACAACCGGCTGATTATACCCATCAGCCATCGTGATATCGAAAATCTCCCCCCACGACTCGCCATCAGGAAGTTCTTGATATATCCACTTTGACCTGTCTTCTTGCAGGATTGTGTCCTTGAGTGCGTCGTAAGTATCTTGGTTGAAGTTGGTGGAATCTTCAGAAAGAGTCTGAGTAGGCTTGGCATTTTCGTACTCAACAAAGTGATACAGTCCATACCCTACAAAACCGACCCAGAAAGCGAGATAACTATCATCAGGATATGAGTATTTCGACACGCCTAGTTCACTCTTCCCTTGATACCAGACGATATTGTGATGGTTCACCCTCGCCTGCATGTCGGTGGCAGTACCATCCCAGTCGTTCGGATACAGCGTCCGCATCATATCATTTTCCTGTGCTGTCGTGGCAAGATAGATGCCCTTCTTGCCAGTTCTCACTCCATCAGGTGGAGCATCACCAATAAATCCGTCAGGGTAAAAAATCCCCTTGCTTGTCATGGTGTAACCAGACACTAGACTACCAGTCTCATCTATCCATTGATCGTTATCTAACTGAGTCCAGCCGTCCGGTATATAGTAATAACTCATGGTAGACTGTTCAGATGTACCGGTAGTCGTAGAGGTATAACCTTCAGTCCCAGCCGTACTACCGTAGCGAGTAACAAGTTCATATTTGTAATCTTTTATTAGTGTGCTCATGGCATTCCTATTGCATATTTGTCGTATGGTCCGACTGGACTTTGTGGAACAATCGGTGGACACTGGTATGCGGCGAGAGCATCAGCTCTTGGATCGTCACCATAAAGACCGAGAGAAAAGTTATCAGCGTCTCCAACCGGGAAAGGAAGTTCACCCATTACCTGCCATGGTGCGGTGCTTGCATCTTCTGTTTCGGTTGCGGCGGTCCAGTTCAGGGAAGCGAAGGCGTATTTCTCAACATCATCCACCGTATGCTTTACAACCCCAATCAGGAATATCCGTTCAGGAGTAACCATGCAGGGGCGGACGCTGATAAGTTGAACACCATCAGGACATCCTGGCAATGCAGTCCAGCCGGAAAATGGAGAACCGTAATGCACCGCCCGCACTCCGACTTTGACCTTGTTGCTTACGCATAGGTAAAGATTAGTATCATCGAACACGCCTGCGTAGGTGATATCTGGTCGCACTCCCTCCTCTCCTGAGACTTGCGATGGAACGAGGACGGTTGCCAGAAATAACCCTGTTGTCGTAAACTTGACCGCTCCATACTTCCTTGTCCATGTGTAAATGATTCCATCATGTGCATGGAACATTACAGAGTCATATGGCACTGTGAAATTTACATTCGGGTACGCCCCGGCAATCTGTTCAAACATCCGCTTGGCATTGAACCAATCCCCTGAGACTGTTACGGTAGCAAGGTCAACAAGCAGTGGCATGAACTGATTCGAGTTGATCAGGTGCACATTCCCGCCTACAGTCATGGAATAGAACAATCTCCACTTATCTTCGTCGGGATTATCATCGTAATAATCTCTTGCTTCGCAAGCCTCGACACTCCCAGAAAACACATGGCAGGAAGCATTGACCGCGTGAAAGAAACTGTTATTCTGTGCATACGACCCAATCGGTTCGCATGATCCATCGTTTAATGAGTTGCTGAGGATGAGTCGTAAAGCTTCAGGCATATCTGTGTTCAGAATCTCGCTGAAATAGATATTATCCTGCGTGCTGAAATCAACGTCAATATTATATCCGACTGCCTTTCTTTGTGGGTCGCCAACAAAGTCATAAATCCAGGAACTGTGAAACGTGGTGTACCGATCCGTTCCCGTCTTCTGGTAAACTCTCCAAGGAGTATACGCAGTCTCGTATTCAATATGTCTGGCTACACATTTAATCCTTCTGGCTTGGTTTCCGTTGGAGATATAGAAAGAACCTGTTTTCTCAAAAACTTGCCTCCACCAGTCAAAGACCCCGTCCCCTGCAAGATCGTACTTCATTGCATCTGATACTGTGACATTAAAGACCTCTCCATGAAAAGGGAGCAGTACAGGGCAACAAGAATAATCGTCTACCCACACAGTATCGGGACCGCCAGTGTCCCCGTCAATCAGGCCATATGGAGATTGATTAACCGCAGGGATAAACTTCACAGGATAATACCCAGCCTCAACAGGTATCTGCCCAGCAAAGAACGTAGTGAACTCACCAGAAACTCCCAAATCTTTAAACAGCACATACAAGTCTTGGGCTGGATTGAACCCACCCGCCCAGTAATCAGCGGCCGCTATCTTGATTCCGTCCTGTGTCGAGCAGGCCACAATTGCACCCATCGGAGCAGTAACTCTGCCCCCATCAATCTCGCCAAGTTGCCACACCTTGAACCTGAATCCATCCCAGATCGGACAAGCCGAAGGAATATCCATCTCTTTAATCTGAGCGAGTTTCTTCTTAGCAAACCATCTGCGCTTTAGGCTGCGATCGCCGTCAAAGGTAATCATTCGATGATCTCAGTCTGCCCTGAGAAGTTTGTCCAGAAATGCGGCAGATAGGAGTATGAAGAATCAAGGTAGTTGTTCAGCCCCCCGATAAATGGCGCTGAGATAACATTTTTCTCAAACCACCAAGTTAGCAGGTCATATATACAGAAAATTCTTGATGATGTAATGAACATTGCGGTGGATGTCGGGCCAAGCGCGGTGAAGTTCCCTGACACATCGGAGAAGGCTTGCAACTCATCATTAACAACCTGCGCTGCCCAGACAGTGCTATCCAATTTGAACGCATACACTGAACTGCCAGTAGTAACTACATGCTCGGTTGTTCCCGACAGGGTAAGTCCAGTATCTATCCATCCTGTTATGTTCCACGATTCGTTAAGGGCCGCTCGGTATATGGTAGTAAGGTCTACACCACCCGATGTACCGCTGATGAGGTACAGATCGTCCCCGAGTGGGAACATCTTATGGCGCGTCTGCGCTTGCGGGAGATTTGCCTGCGCCGAGAATGTCCCTGAGAACTCTCCAGTCTGTGAAATGTCTACCGCGAAACAACTAATTCTCTCAAGACCTGCACTGGCTCCATAATTCCCCCCAGAAACTATCATCCTTCCCTTGAATAACACCGGAGAAATGTGTTCGGCATCTAATGGGTTAGCAAGAACATCTGTAGAAAACGCTCCTATGCTTCCATCTGCCAATATTGGAGTCTTATAAATTGGCGAACTGTAGTATTGACTACTTCCTATTTCATGGCCTCCCATCACATAGCAGACCGCACCTGTGGAGCATACCTGCCCCCAGGCATAATGCGTCGGGAATCTGTGGACGTACTCACTCCAAGTGCCGAGAGTACCGTCTGTGTTTATCGGTGCCTGGAATATATACGTGCCGGATGAATCAAGCTCGTTCTGAAGGTTGCCGGAAATAGTATAAGCAAACCCGTTCGTAACCAATGTCGCAGTCTGCATGACATGGCAAGGCATGGGTGTTTCGGTGTTAACCCACACCAACTCACCATTTGTCTCATTGTTGAACGAATACTGCTCAAGCCAGGGCTGCCCTGTGTCGTAGATTTTTATAGCCATTATTCAGCTGGGAATCCAATAGAATAAGAGTTTATAGGTTGCACAACCCCTGAAGTCATGTAAGCATTGGCAATAATCAAGTCTTTGCCGACCGTACCAACTGTACCTTGTGTGCGTTTCTCAGTTGTACTCAACACTCCAGTGTCAGAACTCAATACTCCCCGATAGAAAGAAGCATAGCCAGATGCAGCATTGGTGCCACTCCATACTTCTGCCGCTGCCTTGGCAATAACACCTGCTGAAGGAGCATCAAACGTCCCACCAGTACCACCACCATTTACAGAAATGATGCAAAGCAGAGTAGCTGCTCCAAGAGTTGCATCAGCTGTAGCAGGGATAAGAGCATCCGCAGCAGCCTGGCTAGTTGCAGATCCATAAATCTTAATAAGATATCCACTCATACCGGTTGAGAAAGCACCAGTACCAAGCATGTAGTTTCGTAATCCTGTACTTACTTTAAAAGCCATATTTCACCTCAATCCAGTGCGGCGATGATTTCGCCAATTTCAAAAGTTAGGGGGCTGGCATTGCTGATCGACCTTGGAGTAGCGAGTGCTCCATACATAAGGCAATTTCCAACCGTAGCCGCTGTCCAGATACTCACATGCGTTACAGCATACGTTCCAGCTGCAACTGCTGGTGTAAATACAACTTGTGTCGTACTAGCAGATGAGCCAGTAGTTGCTGTTCCCATAGTAACAGCTTGACGCACGTAGTCTGCATCAGTACCAACAACCATTTCAGCAGTTGCCCCAGTTTCAGTTGGATCTGCAGTATGGATAGCCACAAACCAAGCCGTCGGTCTAGTTACCGAATCAGTATTGAATGCCCAGTTGATAAGGAGATTTTCGCCGTAAGTTGTGAATGACATATCTCCTCCTTATGCCGAAACGAGTGCGAACCCGACCGGAACTCGTAATGCACCAAGATTGGCCATGGTAAACGGAGATGCAAACAGAGCTGCAGAAACAAGCAGCCCAGTATTTGATCCTCGGGTTATTCCAGTTGAAATGAACGCTCCACGAATAGTAGCCGCTCCAGTGAATGCAAATTCATTTGGTGATGCTGAAGTAGTAATAGATCCAGCAACTGGTGCTGGAAGAGTTAAAGTCAATCTATTTGTACCAGTCGTAGTATAACTAGTATTCTCTCCACAAGCAGCCATGAATGTAGTCATTGTATCAGTTGCCAATGGAGTATAGTTATTTTCAAACAACGAAAGATAATAAGTCGAGTATTGACTACCACCTCTCAATGCAGCATTGAGTATGTATGTAATCATCTCCGCTGGCATGAGATTATGCACCTCTTGTTGAGAGATAATCTGCTCATCCTCGCCTACATGTGTCGGAGTATAAATGAATCCGACTTTGTATTCATTGTTCATTATGCCTCTCTTCGAATTTGTTCAGCAGTTATCCAACTACTTGCTGCCATAGCTGACATTGATGAATTATTCAAACTTGTTATAGCTTGTTTCATCCCATTTTCTTCCCTAATCAACATAGCTCCTTTAGTGCTGTAATCTGGTGCTACTTGATCCTCCTGCATGTTCTTTATTTCTCCTCCATTTCCTGCCATGATTAAACCTCTTGTTGAAAACCAATAAACATTTTTATCTGCTCGTTTTTGTCCTGTCCCAAGTGACGCACCATAATCAAGTTTAGTTAATTGCTGAAAGTTCTCAGGGCCACTTCCAGCAAAGAAATAAGTCTTATCCGCTACAATCCAAACTCCATCATCCACAGGCTCAACAACAGTTATTTCATCGCTGAATTGAAAAACACTATTACTCAATTGTGAAACAAGATCAGTTGAATATGCTTCAGTCACATATAGCAAATTATTTTTCGCAATTAAGATCCGACCATTATGTTCTCGAATAATTTGCCCAGCAGGTGGCTTTGTCATGAATAAAGTTTCAAGAACCTTTCCACCATCATAAGCAAGTGTTACTGAATAACTCAACGTTCCAATCGCTACATCTCCACATTGATAAAATACTTGACCATTCGCAGTAGTCATGTACAAACGAATACCAGTAACCTGACTATCACTAGAAGATGGAAGACTTGTAAAAACAAGACTGCTATTATCTATAACTGAAATCGACGTAATATCACTTGCCCCAGATTCATTCCCAAGTGCATCGTAAAAAGTCAGGCAGCATAAATAAACTCCCGCTCCAAATATTCCAGAAGAACTATAAACTACTGGAGCTAATGGATTACTTATGCCCCAATTTTTAGCTGCACCATTTATAATCTTTTTTCCTACTAACCCATCACTAAAAAACAACTCATTATTATGCTCATAATGAGCAAAAGTATCACCAAGTATTCCACCTGAAATATCAGTCTTTGTCCAATCAGCATTAACTTTTTTAATTATTGTCCCTTCAACAATAAACTGTCCTTGTGAACAAGCAAAGCCATACTTTACATCAAATCCAGCACATCTCTTTGTACTTCCGTTCCGCATTTTGATCTTACCTGCATTAGTAAAATCAACACTTACAGCATTTCTAACCATCGTGCTTGAATCGTCTG